TTATTGCCGGTTGATCCCCTTCTCTATGAATCTCCCCTTTCTTATACCACTCCTGATTACCGTTCGCGTAGATTATTGCCGGTTGATCCCCGTCTCTATGAAGCTTCCCTTCCTTCAACCATTTCTGAGTACCGTCCGCGTAGAATACTGCCGGTTGATCCCCGTCTCTATGATGTTTCCCTTTCTTATACCACTCCTGAGTACCGTCCACGTTGATTTTTGCCGGTTGATCCCCATCTCTATGCATCTTCCCTTCCTTATACCAGCACTGATCACCGTTCGCGTAGATTTTTGCTGGTTGATCTCCTTCTCTATGACACTTCCCTTCCTTCAACCAGTACTGAGTACCGTTCGCGGTGATTATTGCCTCTCCTTCATAATTATGAGGTTGGTGATGTAGACATATCCTATACACATACCGCCAATCCTCGATGAATAACTCGTTGAGGTACCTATTCGCTCCACACATATTATTGATCTCTTCGCGGAAGAGGAATCGAGACATAATCGATTGTAGTATACTTCTAAGATGTGGTTGACATATATTAGAGATGGCAGACATAGTATTGTTATTTGCATAACAATACTTGATGCAGTAATTCATCTTAATTATTATTTTATACGTTTCCCTTCTACCAACCACTCATGAGAACCATCTGCGCGGATTAGTGCCGGTTGATCCCCGTCTCTATGCCATATCCCTTCCTTCCACCACTCCTGAGTACCGTTCGCGTAGATTACTGCCGGTTGATCACCGTCTCTATGCAACTTCCCTTCCTTCAACCAGAGCTGATCACCGTTCGATATTACTGTCGGTTGATCCCCGTCTCTATGGGCCTTCCCTTCCGTCCACCACTCATGCCTACCGTCCGCATATATTACTGCTGGTTGATCCCCGTCTCTATGATGATTTCCTTCCTTATACCATTCCTGACTACCGTTCCTATAAATTATAGCTGGTCGATCTCCTTCTCTATGACGCTTCCCTTCCTTCCACCAAGACTGAGTACCGCTCGCGTTGATTACTGCCGGTTGATCCCCGTCTCTATGGTTCTTCCCTTCCTTATACCACTCCTGAGTACCGTTCGCGAAGATCATTGCCGGTTGATCCCCATCTCTATGATACTCCCCTTCCTTATACCAGTACTGATCACCGTACATGTCGATTATTGCTGGTCCATCATAATTATGAGGTTGGCGATGTAGACATATCCTATAAACATACCGCCAATCCTCAATGAATAACTCGTTGAGGTACCTATTCGCCCTACACATATTATTGATCTCTTCACGGAAGAGGAATCGAGACACAATCGATTGTAGTATACTTCTAAGATGTGGTTGACATATATTATTAGAATTAGTAGACATAGTGTTGTTATATGGATATAACAATACTTAATACAACAATTCATTTTTATTATTTTATACGCATCCCTTCCTTCCACCACTCCTGAAAACCGTTCGAGAAGATTGCTGCCGGTTTATTTCCGTCTCTATGACGCTCCCCTTCCTTCCACCAGGACCGATTACCGTTCGCGCCGATTATTGCCGGTTGATCCCCTTCTCTATGGCGCTTCCCTTTCTTATACCAGAACTGCGTACCGAACTCGTTGATTATTGCCGGTTGGTCCCCTTCTCTATGAAGTTTCCCGTCCTTATACCATTCATGAGTACCGAACGAGGTGATCATTGCCGGTTGATCCCCTTCTCTATGAAGTTTCCCGTCCTTATACCATTCATGAGTACCAAACGAAGTGATCATTGCCGGTTGATCCCCTTCTCTATGAAGTTTCCCGTCCTTATACCATTCATGAGTACCGAATGCGGTGATCACTGCCGGTTGATCCCCTTCTCTATGATAAGTCCCTTCCTTATACCAGTGCTGACTATCGTACGCGTTGATAATTGCTAATCCATCATAATTATGAGGTTGAATATGCAAGCATATCTTATAAACATATCGCCAATCCTCGATGAATAACTCGTTGAGGTACCTATTCGCCCCACACATATTATTGATCTCTTTACGGTATAGGAATCGTGAAATAACACATTGTAGTATGCTTTTGAGATCTGGTTGACATATATTATTAGAATTAGTAGACATAGTGTTGTTATATGGATATAACAATACTTAATACAACAATTCATTTTAATTATTTTATACACTTCCCTTCCTTCCACCACTCTTGACCACCGTCCGCGTAGATTATTGCCGGTTGATCCCCTTCTCTATGAATCGTCCCTTCCTTATACCAGGCTTGATACCAGTACTTATTGATTATTGCTGGTTGATCCCCTTCTCTATGAAGTTTCCCTTCCTTATACCACTTCTGAGTACCGTCCGAGTTGATTACTGCCGGATGATCCCCGTCTCTATGAGGCTCCCCTTCCTTATACCATTCCTGAGTACCGCTCCTATAAATTACTGCCGGTTGATCTCTGTCTCTATGAATCTTCCCTTCCTTATACCATCCCTGATCACCGTCCGGGGAGATTATTGCCGGTTGATCCCCTTCCCTATGCGGCTTCCCTTCCTTATACCAGATCTGACTACCGTCCTTATTGATTATTGCTAGTCCATCATAATTATGAGGTTGAATATGCAAGCATATCTTATAAACATACCGCCAATCCTCAATGAATAACTCGTTGAGGTACGTATTCGTCCCACACATATTATTGATCTCTTTACGGTAGAGGAATCGTGAAATAACACATTGTAGTATGCTTCTGAGATCTGGTCGACATATATTAGAGATGGTAGACATTAGTATTGTTATATGGATATAACAATACTTAACACAATAAATCATTTATGATTTATGAGATTAATTAAAGATGAGTAATATGAGTAAATATCTTACAAAGACGGTTGCATATCTACAGGATGAGGATTTCGATGAGACAGGTAAGCTAATTGCTTATGGTGTACCGAAAGACATTCCTGTTGTGGTATTCCTTCAGAGCAATTTTTGCAAATTCTCAGATGAAGTGAAGCCAATATTTCAGGAATTTGCTGATGAGAATGTTGGGAATATATTTGCAGCTACTATTCAAGGTGATGGGACGATGGAAGGGGAGGCTGAACTATCAAAGAGAATCAGAGTTATATGTCCAACCTTCAGAGGATTCCCAGACTTCACTTTGTTCTTGAATGGCGAACGAGTGGACAAGAAAATTAAAGGAAGGAGCAAGACGGATTTGGAAGATTTTGCGAATATGTAATCATCGTATTTGAAGGGAAAAATGAAACCGAATATCACTGCCAGCAATTCTTAACCTGATGATTAAGTATTACGATCATGAATTACAAAATGATTAAAAGACATGATTGTATCTTTGTATAAGAGAAAATGGTATGGATCAACGGGTCTGATGAAATACAAGTATACGGATTGGATACAGTTAGCAGTCTTATTGACCGAATCGCCGTGCACATGGAAACGTTGCCAAAATATGTATACTTTCCTGAAGGAATTCCAACAATAGATACTTTGAAGAATCCTGAAAGCGACGTGACAGTCGAAGACTTGCAAAAAACTATTATTAAATTATCAAAATCTGTCTCTCCAGGTGACTTACTAACGAATATGGAGGGCAAGCTGAGTCAGCAATCATTGTCGTTGACTGAAGATATAATTCCACTTTATATAGTGAACAACGGTGGATTGAAACATGCTCCAAATGGTCTCATTGATTCCATGGTTTTTAACATGGCTACGGAGTTTGAAGAATTGGGATTTACATCTCGACAGGTTGATATTAAGAGTTTGTGGACGCAACGGAGGACAATAAAACGAGATATGAGTGACGAGATAACCTCTCTTGTAGAACAGGACACAAGGAGACTCGAACAATATGTGTCATTTGATAACATACGTGATGGAGCACCTTCGACAGAGTTTCAACTACAGAAAGTGGACTTTCAATTGACGCTCGGGTTTACACATATCTTCCTGCTTGAGATTTTTAATAGGATACGATTGAATGCATTTGCTCCATTTGCTTCTATCACAGGTTTTTACAAAATCTTGAAAGACCTCATTCCTCCTGAGCATTGGGCTGTTCCTCTGGAAAATGAGATATCTTTGAGAGTCCTCGAGAAAGAGAACATGTCAGGCTCGAAATTTGCGGATTATCCGGATATTCGCATACATGTGGAGGGGGAGCCAGGAGAAGAAATTGTGACCGCAACATTATCGCTAAGACCATCTGGTGGTAACGTCTCACCAGATGAATTCGTAACTCGGTTTGTACGTGTATTAGAACCAGGTATTACTGATCCACTCACCCTTGTTACAAGTATGACAGAAAGTCAAGTGAACGGCGTATTCTATTTTAGAAACACTTGGTTTGACAAATACATTCTCGCAGACTTAGCCCTAAATAATCCCCTCTTTTCTGCATTACTCAGTATAGATGAGAGTGAAAAGGCAAGTAAGGGAAAACCTAGTGTGTATATTCATTTTGATCACGACCAAACTGGCCACATTACTGCAAATTTAACTCCAAGAATTGTTAAACAAAGAGACCCAATTTCGCGAGAGTTAGGACACGATTTTTTCCCAGTTGGAAGTCGTTACGTTAGAGTTAAGGTTAGCAAAGCACGTGATCAGGATGCCGTGAATAATTTCCGAGAGCTTCTATCCCGACTATTTGTATTGTACGATCAAGATGCACCTGAAATTGTCAAATTTTATCGAGATTATATTGAAGATTTCGGAGAAATCAAGGAACCTCCGGTGCTGGACGAAAAAACTCTCACCCTTCGAGAGCTTGCTCCGGAAGTATTTAGACCAGCATACACACGAAAATGCCCGACTAATCGAATACCAACAATTATTTCTAATGAGGATGCAGCAATTGCACAAGACTCTGGTAAAGATGTGATGACTTTCCCAAAACCTGGACTAGGAGTGATCCCTAGAAACTATGTATGTAATAACCCGAAGTATCCATATCCTGGACTGCGGGATAACCCATTCGATAATTCGAGCACTGTTCCATTCCTGCCGTGTTGCTACGTAAAAGATCAGGAGGATACGCGTGGTACTTTGTACCGTCATTATTTTCTTGGGGAAGATTTGCCTCGTCGAAAGGGAGCAGCTCAGCAAAACTTGTACACGACAAACAAATTTGTACCATCAGGAGTATTCGGCACTCTACCTCATGTAATCACAAAGATGTTTGATTCTCTTGATTACGACGACAAATTCATGTTCGTGCGAGAAGGTGTACAACCTGGGAAGAGTACGTTCCTACACTGTGTTATTGAGGCACTAGGTGAAGAAGGTATTAGGACATTAACACACAACGATGAAATCAGGTCATTACTTTATTCAATACGAGAACGCCTAGCACAACCTGAGTATGCTGCGTTATGCAGACAGGAGATGTATGACTCTACAATCGATGAGATAATGGATGATATCGCAAATCCTGATGTGTATTTCGCTCCGTCTCTTTTTGTGAATCTTCTCGAACAATACTATGAGTGCAAAATATACATATTCACACGTGATCAGGGAAGTGGACGCCTGGTACTGCCTAGACATCTCCAGTCCTACTACACCACAAGCAATACATATCCATCAATTTTTATTCTTGAACACTGGGGTGGTGAGGCAGACGTCGCAACATTTCCACAATGTGAGATAATCGCAAGATGGGAAGTAAAGAAACCAAAAGGGTTACAGTATATATTTGAACATGATAATCGTATCGCACAAGGTGTACGACATGTTTACGAATATATGCGGAGATCATACGTTATGGGACGACAAATCCCTTTCACCTCCTTCCCAATAGGCGATATTGATATCCTAGGACAAGGCTTTGATTCATACGGGAAATGCAGACTAGTTGCGGTCTCCTGGAGAAACAAGGTTGTAACCCTTCTCACATCTCCTATGCCTGCATTAGCAACTGAAGAAATACCTGCATCGACAATCAACAAGATATCCATGGAAGAAGCATTTGAATTCGCGAAGGAATTGGGAATACGTGTCTTGGGACAGGGAACGATGGAGGGTCTCGCTAAAGAGATTATTGGCAACGTAGGTACTGTGAGAGTGGCAATTCCCATACACGACAGCAATATCTGCACAGAGATTCCAGATTTTTATGGTATGAGTTACCCGTCTGAACACACGTCGGCACTCGCTACGTACAACAGAAATAAGAAACTTGCGCGCTATATTACTGATTATATCGTATGGCTATACTCTACATATATGCACGAACGCGAGGACGAAGACTTTACTATAGATAGCATGTACGATTTTGCAGAGCAATATGTTCACGTACAGGAGGATTTCGAATACGGAGAGGTCGCGAAAATATTTTCGACTGATGGTGGAGTAATGAGTAATGGTTATCTTGTTGTCAATTCTCAAGAGATGCTAAAACGTCTTATGTACCTTCTCCGCGTAATTTGCCAAAGGTGGTACGGAAAAGTCATTAATTACTATAAACGCCAATCAATCGAACACTTCTATGTTGACGTAACAGATTTTGACCAATACTCTCAGCAAGTCGTACTCGAGGGAGCAGATGCATTAGAGATATGGATCGCAGAGCGCGCGGGAGAAAGAGTCCTACATAATCGCGTTCTTATTGCACAAGAAGAACCATATTTCTTCAAGAATGACTTAATCGGGAAAAACGTATATCTTGCACAGAATACAGACAGTATCACAAAGGCGCTTTCTATTATACAGACATGGAGAGATAAACGTTATAACCCTGGAGAAGATCCAGAGGATAAGGATGACATTTCGTTTGTATTTTATGCCTATGTGAATTCGGAAAATATCACAGCGTATCATTATGGTGGGGAATCTAATGCGAAGGTTCTTGGGTACAAAATACATGGTATATCCTTCTACACAGCACTATTATCTCTTCGGTAATATTAATTAAAGATATAGCGACTTAAGTTCATGAATATAGCATACGACAATTTGTGCTCTCAGTCGAAAAGACTCAATGAAATGTTAGATGAGTTGACGAAGAAGATCCAGTATTATCGAGAAAACCCTCATAATTGTAAAGTATCGATTTCCTTCACAGTTAAGAGTAATCATCGAGTTGGAGTATATCAAACACGTGACATACTTCGCACGTTTCTATCAGAATATCTTGATACAACTAGTACGCCAGATGTAGGGTTCAAGACCCCAACGACATATGTTATTCTCTTCGAAACATCCATGGGAGATATAGAAAGATTGTTACCTATCCTTAACAAGGCTATTGAAGTTCATCCAACAGTATGTAGCGTTGAATTGAAACTGGTCTTACCGACAAATATACGTCTACCATATGTATTCTAATGATTATAACTCCTAAGGGGGGGACATACAGATTTATAAAATTGATTTTAAAGACATGCTTTCAAATCTATAATCGAGATGCCAAAAGAAAAATCAGTCGAAAATACCACAAACAACACAAAGTCGAGATCTCCAAAGAAGTCACCGGGATCGGAGAGGAAATGGAAAGCACAAAAATTGACAACGAGCGAGCACGCTCTTCTTCGTCCCGACATGTACATCGGTTCCGTTGATCTTGAGGAAGTTGAAGAATATGTAGCTCGAAAAATTGATGAAGAATATCAAATTGGAAAGGAAATCATAACCGCGTCTCCTGGACTACTCCGAATATTTATTGAGATTCTATCGAACGCAATTGATAACGTATGGCGAAGTAAGAATACAAAAACCCCTGTGAAACTGATTGATATCTCGATTAACGAGGAAACCGGGGAAACAAGAATATGGAATGATGGCATGATAATTCCAGTGGAGTTAGACGAAGAGAATGAGTGTTATAATCATACACTTGTATTCGGAACCTTTCTCACAGGAACAAATTATGAAGATGACAATGAGGAAGAACGCATAACTTCGGGCCGGAACGGAGTCGGGAGCAAAGCGACATGCGTATTCTCAAAAAGATTCACTGTCAAAGGTTGTGATCCTCAAAATCATAAATCTTTTGAGCAGACATGGACAGAAAATATGAAAGAAACCACTGGACCGTTAGTGGAGAAGACAAAAATGAAGAAGGGGTTTACAGAGATAGTATGGACTCCCGATTTCACACGGTTTGGGTTGGAAGGATATACACCAGATATCATAGCAATGTACACACGATATATTATTGATACAGCGATGCTTACAAAAGTAGAAGTTAAGTTGAATGGGGATGTGATCAAAACTAATACGCTTGAGTCATACGCCCGTCTTTACTCAGCTCCCACAGATGAAATGCTTATTGTGTCTAAAGATTCAAATATGGAAGTTGTTTTGACATCTGCTAATGATGCTGATCATATCTCTTTCGTTAACGGTATATTTACCAAGTTAGGTGGGAAACATGTGGATGCATGGGCAAAAGAGCTGTTCGACCCAATTGTACAACACTTCTCAGTGAAAGATAAGAAGACTGGTAAGCTTAAGCCACAAGTGTCGCTAAAAGAAGTCAAACAGTTCTTCCGTCTTTTCGTGGTGTCTATTATTGATAAGCCTAAGTTTGACGGACAAGAGAAGAATATGCTGAAGAGCCCCAATGTTGAGGCGAACGTATTGCCAAAGCAGATCAAAAGTCTTCTAAAGTGGGAAGCTATGGACAACATCGAAGATCTAATTCGCGCAAAAGGACTATCTGGTTTGAAGAAACAAGAGAGGAAGAAGACTGGATATGTGAAGATCGATAAGTTGGACCCCGCAAATTTCGCAGGAACAAAGCGCTCACATGAGTGTGCACTGTGTCTTTGCGAAGGAGACTCAGCGGCAACGTATGTCGCTGGTGGTGTTGACATAGGATTCAATGGTAAATCGGGGAAGGACTTCATAGGGATTTACGCCTTACGCGGCAAATGTCTAAACGTACGCGATTGCAAAGACGACAAGATCGAGAAAAACCAAATCATTACAAACCTGGTACAGGCGCTTGGTCTTCGATATAATGTCGATTACACAAATGAGAAGGAATACAAGACTCTTCAGTATGGGACGGTCGTACTCGTAACAGACTCCGACGTAGACGGTTTACATATAGAAGGGTTATTACTGAATTTTTTTCATGCTCTCTTTCCAAGTCTTCTCGCGAGGGACAATGCGTACATTACAAGCATGAAGACACCGATTGTAAGAGTTATACGTCCTCGTACATCGGATATACTGTTTTACGATGAGAGGAAATATCTGGATTATTGCAACAAACAAACTACGCAAGTGAGAGCAAAATACTATAAGGGGCTTGGTAGTCTGAGTTCCACTGACATTCCTGGGACGTTTGGTGTTAAAATGGTTGAATACGTCCTTGACGATAACGCTTCATCAGCGATGAACAAAGTGTTCAAAGATAAGTATTCGAATGCGAGGAAAGAATGGATTGCTGAGTACAACCCTACGATCGCCCTTTCTCTTGACGACGAAGCCGCTGTAACGCAAATGACGATATCGCGTTTCTTCAACGACGAAATGATCAAATTCTCGATAGAAGATTGCGAGAGATCCCTTCCTGCGATGGTAGATGGCTTGAAAGAATCCCAACGCAAGATCTTATATGCAGCAAAGTTGAAGAATTTGAGATACAAAGGAGAATCGTTCAAAGTCGCGCAATTCGGAGGATTTGTTGCGGAAAAAACGAAATATCATCACGGAGAAGACAACCTTCATAATACTATCATCAAAATGGCGCAGGCTTTCGTAGGATCTAACAATATCCCTTTGTTCTTTAGAGACGGGCAATTTGGTTCGCGGCGTAAAGGAGGGAAGGACACACCAAGTCCTCGCTATATCCACACAACAATGGATTATCTCACTCATCTCATATTTCCAGAAGCAGATGACAAGCTCTTACCATACAGAAATGAGGACAATTACCAGGTTGAGCCTGAATATTATATTCCTATCATCCCGATGATACTTTGCAATGGCGCTCATGGTATAGGTACAGGATGGTCGTCAGATGTACCATGTTACAATCCTCTTGACCTGTGTAAAAGTATCCATATATGGTTGGAGATGGATGGAGATATATTTGAAGAAGACGAACAACTCGGTACGGTTTGCCATCTTCCAGAGATAAAACCTTGGTACAGAGGATTTAAAGGTACAATTGAGAAGGATAATTCGCGTTATGTAACTCGTGGAATATGCGAGAGAGGAGAGAAACATAATACAGCCGTCATCACGGAACTTCCCATTAATACATGGACACTCGACTTTAAGGAGAAGTGCGAAAAGTGGCTCGAGGATAAGAAGCTAAAGGATATGTCTGACTATTCTTCCGATACGAACGTGCATTTTGTCTTGACGGAAACCACAGAAGGTTTTACATGTAACCATAAGACTCTGGACCTCCAGTCATACCTGTCTGTATCAAACTTAGTCTTGTATGATGCACAGGGTAAAATTAGGAGATACAAAGATACATCACAAATCATTCATGAGTTTTGCCAAGTGCGCCTAAAATACTATGTGAAGAGACGTGAACATATCCTACAGGAACTACAACTTGAACTTAGACGCCTCAGCAACAAGGAGAGATTCGTCAGGGAAGTAGTTAACGAAGAACTTGTAATCATGAAAGTACCAGAAGATGAAATAGTTCAGGAACTTGAAACTCGTGAGTACGACAAGGATGAGAAGGAAAGCTACGATTATCTTTTACGTATGCAGATCCGCACGTTCACAGCAGATAAGATTGAACAGCTGCAAAACGATATTCTATCTACACAAAAAACATACGACAATACACTTGCTGTTACTCCAAAGGATATGTGGAATAATGAATTGAAGATATTTGAAAAAGAGTACCTAAAGTGGTTACCCATGATTGAGGAAGAACTAGCCAAAGGAAAGAAAGTGAAGAAAGTGAAAGCTAAAGTGAGTAAGAGCAAAGTCGGCAAGAAAAAATAATTGAATTTCCGCGATATATCTATAACCAAAAGTGAAATGTCAATAAAACATGTACTATTCTATGATTCGAAGGATGAGCATGGACAATACGCAAACTTCTACCCTCTCTCAAAACCTCTAAAAATAGGAGAGGAATATTGGGTAAGCACCGAGCAATACTTTCAAGCAATGAAGTTTCGGGGGAAAGGTGCAACTAAGCGTATGATAGAGTACTCGAATATAATAAAGAATGCTGACTCACCCATGAAAGTAAAGATGTTAGGCACACAAAAACAAAACATGCGATTTGGAAAAAAGTGGAAAATCAATAAGAAGACAGATGAACGCCTTGTAAATGACGTTATCAGTAAGTACAAAGATATTAAGATGAGAGATGACTGGGATGAAGCTCGCATTGTTGTTATGGTTAATGCATTGTATCACAAGTTTACACAAGATCCAACACTGTACAAAATCATAACAAGCCTACCAGATGACGCATACCTGGTGGAACACACTACTAGAGACAAGATATGGGGAGATGGAGGCGATGGTGGAAATGGAAGTAAAGGTTCCAACTATCTCGGAAAATTACTTACAGCCCTTTCATACTACCTGAAACATGGCGATACAGACATGCCAACAAATCTGAAAAATAAGATACAAATCAGAGGTGATGTATTAGATATTCCTGCACCTCCTTCCTTCTCAATTCTCTCATGGAATATTAATGGTATCAGATCCAATATAATCGGATTGTATAAAAAGTGTGGAGTTCAAGAGATTGAATCATCCAGTAACCTTGGTGTAATTATCTCTTTATACGATCCTGATATACTTTGCTTCCAAGAAACCAGATGTAATGAAGAGATCTCAGAATGCATACAGATCCCAGGATACTACCAGTACTGGAGCTGCAGTCATGGTGAAGGTCCGCGACAAGGAAATCGATATTCGGGAGTGTCGATTTGGACGAAAATCAAGCCAAATGAAGTTATTCTCGATCTTCCAACACTTCCTGAACCAGATAATGAAGGAAGAGTCATCATCCTTGTCTTTGATAAGTTCACGTTAATGACAACATACTCACCGAACGTAGGTACTAATATGGAATACCGAGTGCATGTGTGGGATGTAGCTGTGAAAAAGTATCTCAGACAACAAAAGAAAGCCGGGATTCTCACGATATGGTGCGGAGACATGAATGTCGCACCCGCTGCCCCAGACGTTTACTTCTCCAATCCACAATCATCTCGATACTGTGAAAAGAGGATGTCAGGAATCGGATGTAAGGCAACAGCAGGATTCACAAAGGAGGAACGCGATAACTTTGCAAAGATATTGAAAGAAGGATATGTAGACGCGTTCAGATACTTATACCCAAGCGTAAAGGATTCCTTCACATGGTGGAGCATGAGAGTACCATCAGATAGAAAGACCAACAAGGGAATGCGACTAGATCATTTTGTATTACCCGACAACGCCACAGACTGTATATTGGATGTGAATATCCTCAAGGATATAGACGATGAGAGTGTTCACGTATCAAGTGATCATGCACCAATCATACTCTCACTACGACCAGAATGTGTGCTCAACAACGTAGGATGTGCATCTCTGAAAGAATGTGTGTTAAGTAAAGATGATATTTTGGGATACGGTATTCGCCAGATCTTAGGAGCATGTCCGCGGACAAGTAAAAAACAGGCAGGTAAGTATATGAGTATTCTAGGTAGCGCGGCTGGGGGACAATTAACTCTTAATAACTTCCCAAGAGTGTATGAAATGTGGGAGAGTGGTGAATTAAAAGCAGGTGCATGGCCAGAGAAGATGCGTGCATACTCAATGACATTGTACGAATGGCTCCAATCTCAAGAGGGAGATAGTGTTAATCTGGATATTGTGTACAGGGCATGGAAAAATAAGGAGTTGGTAGGACTAGGCGAGTGGTCTATACTATATATGGCACGATCTAGATGCGGGGCAAACTGCTGGGTACCAGGCGATTCACGAGTAAAGAAGAAGATGGTAGAAGCAGGTCTTTGTGATGGTAAGGATCATGATAAGACAGCGATTAAGTTGTATGGAGATCCTAGTAAATCATATCCTAACGTGTACTTTGGTGATGAGCTAGGAGAAGCATTCAGTAAATTCAATGGATGATATATTGCATATCAGCCTTCTAACGTATAACAAAAAATGTGTTATATGTTTCTATATGATCTACAAAACCCCAGTCCATTCCTGACTGGTAACAGGAGCGGCGGGACCACCATTCGGTGTACACCAATTTGTATCAATTTGATGACGACTTTTGCAAGGTGGACACCATTGATCATCAACGGCAAGATGTGAACGACAACTTGCATCAAACCCGTTCGTATGCGGATCAGGATCTTTTGTCCCTTTAATACGCATCCAATCTTGAACAGAGTTACACCACATCGGCTTGGGATTTGGATGATGATGAGGAACAGGATGCTTGGTACAATGCGCGTCAAACCCGTTCGTATGCGGATCAGGGTCGGTTGTACCTGTCATACGCATCCAATCTACGTTGGAGTTGCACATGATAGGCTTCATATGTGTGCGGCAACTAGAGTTGAATCCGTTAGTATTGGGATCAGGATCGTGAGTCCCTTTCATGGACATCCACTGTTGATTGCTGTCGCACCATGATGGCTTAGTAGGATGCCTACAGTTTTGGTTGAATCCGTTAGTATTGGGATCAGGATCGTGAGTCCCTTTCATGGACATCCACTGTTGATTGCTGTCGCACCATGCTGGTTTAGCGGGTTGGGGTCTACAATGCTGGTTGAATCCGTTAGTGTTGGGATCGGGATCATGAGTCCTTTTAATAGACATCCACTGTTGATTGCTGTCACACCATGCCGGTTTAGCGGGATGGGGCCTGCAATGCTGGTTGAATCCGTTAGTGTTGGGATCGGGATCGTGAGTCTTCATGTGGTCCATCCATGCATTGTTGCTAGAACAAGCATCACGATGGTATGGGTGTCCGTGTTGAGGTCCATGACCATGTCCCTGTGGAGAGTGGTGAGCCATATGTCCTCCACTGCCTGCGGTAGAATATCCTTCGGATTCGCCTAAATCAGCGAGAAGCGCTTCGTAGCTTGAAGGCAATCCTGATGTGTGTTTGCCCGTCTTTGTTGAATGGAATGTAGGGAATCCTTGAACACCTGGAATCTTGCATTCTTTTGCTTCTTTTAGGATCATTTTCCCAGTCTTCAGTAATTCGGCAAACATCTTCTCTGCTTGCACACAGAACCCACATTTATTTCCGAGGGAGTATAGAGTGATCATTTAGTATCAGCAAAGATTTTTTGTTGATCTTTTTTCATTCATATTCTGCGAAAGAACTTATTTATAATTTGATTATAGTGTTATGGTAAATCGCGATTGCTTTACTGAATGTGACACATTTCTGTGTGCAAACAACTATTTCTCTGCGAACTATTTCTCTGGGCGTACAACTCAAGAAGTTTCTCACGAACATCGTTCAAATGCTTCGTATCCGATATATCACGTGATGTTAAACAGTATAGATCACCTAATTCGCCTATACATAAACCCCAGACTCCTCTAAACATCCCATGATCCTTCGTATACACGAGATTGTCTAACTTCTGAAGATATATCTCACTAGGATACCTACCTTCTCTTACCTCTCTCGTAGCGTACTTAACAAGATTAGGGTAAGTCTTACTTACTGTTTCAAACGTATCCCACCACGATATCTCATCTGTATCTGTTGAATGAACCATAACACCAGCATCTAATGGCTCAAATATGTCTGACTTATACTGATTCATGTCCTCACGTGATAGAATACCTTCTGACCCATAGAAATTACTGAGTGGAACTACACAATTATCTACGATATGACTAACCCCCACAATCTTGTAGCCATTAGGACAACTATACGGGCAATTGTATCTCAGAAAATAGTGAAAATCAGGACATCCATCATAAGGAAAGTATACTTTTGCTTGTTCTTGACCATGAGTCCAGTCAAGGAATGTTTCCCAATCATCGAATGTAAATTTGTGAGTCTGTAACTTCGCCATGTATGTTACAGACATGATCTTAAATAACACTATTCTAGAATCTTAATAACTGTCAATAACAAAATGAACAGAGGACTCATTGAAGAATTTGGTATTCTAGCAAAGTATTATAAACTGACCAAAGATGGGATACGTCAGAGAGCCTACGAGAACGCCGTGGGAGCTATCAAGCAAATACCAGAAAAGATAACCAATATTAAGCAGATCACTAGGGTACCAGGGCTTGGTAAGGCAAGTAAGGAGAAGATTATGGAATACGTTACCACTGGCAAGATTCGTAAGGCGGAAGAAGCGAAGAAGGAGATGGATAAGTCTCCTACGGAAATTGCGAAGATAGAGAGGGTCTGGGGGATTGGGACGGTGACGGCAAACAAGTTGTGGGATAGAGGTATACATAGTTTAGCTCAGCTGCGTCAGCATAGTTCGGATCTCACTACCCAACAACAAATAGGGTTGAAGTATTATAATGATATTCTCAAGCGAATCCCACGGCATGATATTGATATTATGCAGATAGGTATACGATACATCCTAACACGTACATTTGGTTTGAAGAGCTATAGAATGGTTGTGGCTGGTTCATATAGGAGACAGGAGTTATCATCAGGGGATATGGATATTGTGATAACAAGTGATGTTTTCACATTTGAAGAGATGATTAAGACGCTCGAGGATTGGAAGATTATTGTTGCTGGTCTTGTTCCGCAGACGCGCAAAACGACTTCCAAAACAGGACATGCTAGGAAGTTTATGGGGATCGCGAGATGTCCGGGGACGAATCCTGCTTTCTGTAGGATTGATATTCAGTTTGTTCCGAAGGAGTTATTTGTGTCGACACTTCTGTATTTTACGGGACCAAAAGGTATGAATGTTAACATGCGTTTAGCAGCGAAGAAGAAAGGTTGGTCTTTGTCTGAGTATGGGTTGACGAAAGATGGGGCTCCAATTTTGTATGAGAAGGAGGAGGATTATTTCACAGCGTTAGGGATACCGTATTATCCTGCAGATCGTAGGAGACGGTTTAGATACTACTGATCTAAAAAGGGATGTGTCGGGTGTAAATGGAAAGGAGGAAAGAAGTACCACCTACTTCTACGAAAGTTGTACATATTGTGTTATCGTTGTACGGAGTGTACTTACAGTCGTATCGCAATCTATTTTTGAATGTAATTGGGATATGTATTATTTATCAGCATCTTGTGTACCCTTACTTCGTTGTTCCGAGGATACCTAAAGAAGTACTTATCCTAGGTGCGTTGGTTGGGGCAATTCTTGGGTTTGCTTGTAGAGATAAGATGTTATCGATTCCTCTTCTATATTCGTTTTTGTCGAAAGTCCCAACGTACGCAGTGACAATATCGGACCAAGTGAGGGTGATTTTTGCAGTTGCTTTCATTCAGGTTTTGGTTGATTGTTTTACGGAGCATCCTAAGAAGCTAGGTAAAGATAAACGACTCAGCTCCGGATAGTTCGTCGAACATGTTCTTGTTTGATGGTAATGTGACGGTATTATCTTTGAGGTTTAGTTTTTTCCGTAGATGTTGGATATTTCTTTTGATGTAGTATGATGTGAACTTGTCGCTGTGGTGCATGAAGAAGGAGTTAAATCCGGTGAGCACCATCCATGTGATGAGAGTGCATAGGATTACCAAGCGTGGTTGTCGCATCGAGTTGTATACGACGCATGCTAGTCCGGAGATAACACATGCGAGGAATGCGAACCGGGGGAACATGCTTATCCTTCCTGAATATTGGCTCGAGTATTCTATACGGTCTAAAAGGGTCTCGATTGATTCATCTTCCTTACCGTATCCGAGTACGACATGTTTTGCAAGCGGTCCTATACCCTGTAGTATTGATGAAGCGAGTGCAGCGATGAGTATTAATAAGAGGATGAGATAGAAGATCCAGTTCATATTTCTAGCTTGAATATGTACTTAAACGAGTTTTCCGGTTGAATATATGAATGATCCCCTTATAACACCTATAGCGTATACGTTAATAACTTTCTTTTTCTTATGGGCGATTTATGAGGAATATAACAAGCATGATATTCCGTTTAGGGATTGTAATCCGAATATTAAGGATAGTCCTTGGAAATGCATTCAGAATTTGGAGAAGTGTATTTATTTTGATCGGAAAACTATCAAATGGCGGAGAGTTATGGTCGCGACGGTATTGATTGTCTTCACTATTTTCTGTATGGTACACGGACGTTTTCCAGATACGCGGGAGTTTCTGTTGTACTTCTTCATTATATTTGCTGTATTCTACGCGACGTGGCAGCATTATTCTCGAACCACATCCGTGACAGCATCAACATACGCCAAGTCAAATCTCGATATTGTGACACAGTATTTGGACGATAGGGATGCTGTACCAATGAACTGGTAAGATGGTAAGTTATTTGGTAAAGATTGACTTCCTATTTTTCGCAAGATTGCTCTCAGTTTCTTCATCCTGGTGAATGATTCCATGACTATGATAACCAGGTGAATCGCGTGTTGCTGAGACGAAGCATAGTTCGTCTTCACAAAACTGCTTTGTTTTCAAGTCAACAGGTTTATTTTGGTCTAAGGGTAGTTCTATTAATTTTTTCAGTCCTACTCGGGAGACAATGTATGCATGTAGACAAGCGGCGCCACCTATTCGAACGGCCGGTTTTGAGAAGCTGCGTAGGTGACCACAATAGCCTAGAAACAGGATATTGAATCCTTCGCTTTCTTGAAATGCTTTTTCTATGTCTCCCATTCCGATTGATTCTGGGATCTCAATATCATCCTCAAAGATCAACGCATAAGGAACACCTAGTTTATATAGGTGTTTCCAGAGAGCGTGGTGTGATGCAGAACATGCGAGTTCCCCGATCGATAGCTTGGCCCCTTCTATCTTGTTGTACTGTTCAATGAAATCTTGGTGTTTTGCGTCTGTTGCACTCCAGCGGATAGCTTCGATTCCAATGTCCTCTAATATCTCTTTAGTTTTTACCCATCTTTCCTGTTGTCTATCGAGATTTATCACCCAACCGGTATGGAGATATGTTAAATCTATGTCGCCTTTTAAATTCTTACATTCTGTAGAGAACGTGTGTTTACCTGTTGTTGACACACATCTGTCTTCCCACGATTGGCCTTCTGAAGAGGTTAAAATTGCATCTGGATCATTAGGTATGCAGATAGGGATGCGTTCAAGCAAATTTGTCTTAAGAGGGAAAACATCAGTTAGTTGTAGTGTGGAGTAGCCTTTGATTATTAATTTATCTCCATCTATTTCGTAACCACGCAAATTGATAAAAGGCCATGTCCATTTCTGGTCTTGTGATGATTTGATATGGTAGATCTTCAAGGAATTGCCGTCCTGTACAACTCCAATACCTTTTTCTTTTAGTTTGTCCTGAAGTTTGATTCTGTCTACATTACCACAGAACTCCAAACTATCCTTCCAAAACACGATCTCTTCATCTCTTAACATTCCTGCTAGAGTATGCGATATTGCGAATAAGTCGTTAGGCGATGCCGCCATTGTTTCAGTGATTAGTTTTCGTCCTTGTGCTTTCTCATGCTTCGACCATTTTCTGGAGAAGGGGCGAAAATTAAGGGCTTCTGGACGTATTATATATATGCCAAACAAAGTATACATAGCCAAGGCACATAGTATCCCGATGACTATCACTACCCACATTTATCTTCTAGAGATAGTTTTATAAAAAGGCTTATTATGCTGCGGAACATCGTCTCCATTTATTGTAGAGATCGTACATAGTTAAGATAATCTGAGGTGCGAGCAAAATAGCTAGAATGAAGTACACGAACTTATGCTCTTGGTAGAAAAAGATGAAAAACTTACTATCACCGCTTTCCCAACTACCATTGCCTGCATGGATAGCATAAACATCTGTATGCATATTGCTACTCTCTATTGAGAGGCTTAATGGATGGAATCGAGACCATGGGAGTGCATCTACCTTGTATTCAGATTTGTATTTGTTATACACTCGTGATAACAACCCTGGTCCTGTAGTGAACATGACAGTCATATGCTTACCATAGTAGTAAGGGGCTGTACAATTCCTCTCGAGTTCTAGGAATAGTTTCCTCCAAAACGGTTGATTTGGAAGAGAGTACATCAGTGAGTTTGAGATGCGAATATCGCTTCCTACTCGATTAGGGGTTTCAACGAAGTATACGGGTTCTTGATAGACCTCTAGTGCTTGGTCGAAAGGTCTATTACAGAAGTAGTCCATATCTGCGTACACCCCACCGTAACGGTAGAGAATGAAGTAGCGAACAGCATCACATCGCTGGATTTCGTACACATACGACTGGTACATCTCAAAGTGTTCGTTGTATACATTCATCATCAGCGACTTGCACATATCATAACTCCAACAACAGTGGGTCCAATTAGGATTCTTCACAAGCCAACTGTCCCTATACCTCTTTAAGTCCCGGAATGTTTCCTTTGCTGCACTGCGATTTGGAATTGTTCCAAACCAAACTTGATGAATTATTTTACCTTTCTGGTGACGGAGATACATGTCTAGATCTGGAAAGCTCAGATTCTCCATATTTTACATGAGATATCGTATTCGTTTAAACCTATCACTCCAATACATCCTCCACCACCTCTGGATCATTATTGCGCTAGCTTCTCTAGTATCACTAATCTGTTTTTCAAGATCCTTGATATTTTGTTCTATCCAGTTCATCTTACTACTTACTAGACGTTTTTAGATCTACAACGTAAAAAGAACGCAAGATATCAAAACGATGACTTAAAAAATTAACGTACTTTTCTCGCCTTTAGAATTAACTTTTGATATGTTTGCGAATTGCCATTAAGTTCCTACCATTCCAGTTAGATCCGCCTCCGCCGAAATCGGTACCCCAAAAGTCATCAGACTCAGGAAATAAAATATCGCCTTCAGTTCGAAGAAGGAGTTTCTCCAGAACAGGATGTTGCGAAATACGAGTATATTGTACAAGCTTCATTACTTTCTGTTTTACATCGAAAAATCCATCTATCACTGCTTTCTGACGAGTTTGTCCCTTCGTCCATACATCGTCGATACTTGTCAATCGAATTTCCTCACAGTAATCAAGATCTTCGAACTTAAGGGCCTGGTATAACGTCTCTGCGCTTGTCCACAATTTCCCCTCATATATAAATGAGTAATCAGTATTGAAGTTATCAAACTCCTCTAATATGACGTCATTACCGTCTACTTTTGTATATGCAGGACCCCCTATTTTTAGAAATCATATAAAACCCTTTAAACTGCTTCAAACATCTATCTCTCACACATCGGGAAAGAACGAAGACGTTTCGTTATTTCTCACGCCAGCATTTAATACCCTTAAGACGCAATTACTGCAAATATCCCATCCGGTAGAATGTCCAGATCTATGTATAGCACCCTCACATGTATGACAATGTAGATGAAAAGCTACTTGCAATGTTGATTTACAGTGATCGCACCATGTATTGCGCTTACCTCCCGGTACCCAATTCATACTATGTTGATGAATTGGAAGCAACGGTGATGTATTAGCTAGCGAACTGATTCTAGAGATTCTCATCCTCAGTTTTTCCTTCTCGTCGTCATGCACAACAACACGGAAGTGTGCCTCATCTTCCATGCCTATTGATTTGAGACTGGATGTATGGTCCTTAATTTCTTCGTCAGAGAATATGAATGCCAGCATATGTGTATCCTCTATTAACAACCCAAATTCATGAACGCATTCCCGCAGCAAATCGTTTACTGATATGGTATCTACATTCTTAATAGTAATCTTAAGAGCAAATGGTTCGTCAAGATAATAGTATCGAGTTGTATATTGTATCTCATGTTCGTGATTTGTGTTTTTTTGCGGACTCCCGCTGTTTATACAATTCCCCATAGAAATACTCTTTTGATATCCCTATATCAAAAGTATAAATCAATTCCAATCATTATTTCCTCCTACTTCGCCTCCTTCTCCTATTCCTACTATTCCTACTCCTCCTACTTCTCCTACTTCTCCTACTACTTCTACTACTTCTACTACTTCTCCTCCTACTTCTACTACTTCTCCTACTCCTACTACTTCTCCTACTCCTCTTACTTCTTTTACTCCTACTACTTCTCCTACTACTCCTATTCGAATTCCGCTTCTTAGGATCTCTCAAGTGTTTATAACGCCCTGCTCCACAATCTTCGCACCTTATCGAGTTGATACCAGGAGCATCATGCTCTTGTGTCGTCTGGGTACCTGTCCCTCCCTCACCCCCACATTCCATGTCAAGTATAGGAGACAGGTAGCATTCGTCACGTGCTCGATACTTCATCTTAAGCGAGAGATGACGACCTTTACTAGGGTAATCACCCATCAAAATATCTTGTGGTATTCTTATAGGAAAGAAATGTGTCATCAACCAATATGCATACTTCTTCGACATGATATAACACACGGCACCTGCATTATAATAGTCCATCTCCTGTACAACAGTCATTCCTCCTACGGAGAGAATCTTCTTGTGTTTTTTTGCGGTATCTCCCCAGTTACCATTCCATAGATGAAGAATTGAAAAGTCGATGTTCTTCTTCTCTAGAGCGAGGAGTATTTCATTCACTCGTCTAACGAAGTCAGGCTTGACCTCGATGTCATCTTCGCATATCATCCCGTACTCATAACACGAATTCATGATACGTTGCCAGCAATTAAAATGCGACATGTTAATCGAGACCTCAATTTGCGACATGCCTGCGTTCTTCTTCAAGATCCCGTCATCAACCATCTTACAAATTTGTCGATGTGTAAACTTCTTCCCAAGTACACATGGTACTCTACAAGCCTTCAGCCCTGCAACCTTCGCATATTTCTTGAACTTGTTAAACCTTTCCTTATGCATACCGCAGTTGATAACATATACCCCCATTCTCTCCACAAAGTTATTGTAACACTTCCCTGGTCTTGAACATGATTTTGTAGCCTTCCTTTTCCAAACTGTAGAACTAGGAGTCTTCCTTCTTTTCGGTAAGAGGCAGGCCTTTGTGCAAGGTCGATCACGTACTTCATCGTATGGTTTCGCAGGTTCTCGCATCTTCTTCGTCAAATTGACTTTTATACTCTCAACTTCCTCTTCTTTTTCATGATCATACTCTCTATACGCTATCTTGTTCCAATCGTTACCATAGTAACGTTGAAAGTATGGCACACAGTTATTTGGACCCCATATCTGATAATCACCAAACTGATAGAGACGTAGCGGAAATAATTCGTCGGGATAAAACGATTCCTTAGGCCATTCTTCACGTGCTGCTTTGAGTGCGAGCCTATACATACCATCAATCTTCTCAACAGGCTGAACATCTATAAACGGAAAACTGTACGAGAAATCTTCGATTGGTTTCCGATTGGTATAAAACACCTTATACCCAAGCCATACTTTGGAAATCGAGTACCCGCATGAATTAAATGCAGGCTCTAATGAAACAAATTTTTTCATGTGCTTCTTCTCTATACATACGTCGGCATCGTCATCCCAACCGATGATACCTTTATGCCGTATAGCTCCAAGTAATGTCCCACCATCCGCGTAGTACTTCACATCATGGTTGTTCATAATATTGTGGAAGTCATACATCATCTGATATAACAGTTTTATAGTCGAAGCGCTTGTTAGCTTCAGTTTTGGCATTTATTATACAGATGATTTTTTGAGTTCATTACGAATAGCGAGAACCTTCTAACATTAGTATCTCCGTCCAATACTAAATGAACCACAGTTGATTTGGATATGACAATCAAATCCGCCAAATATTATAGTATTTACACTATAATATCAAGATTTCCTACGGAAATCGTAGTTATTGTTAATCTATCTAGCGTCTTTTCCGTGATCGTCTCGATTTCCTGGACTTCCTACTCTTTCTACTCTTTCTACTCTTTCTACTCTTTCTACTCTTTCTCCTGCTACTCCTCCTACTCTTCCTACTCTTCCTACTCTTCCTACTCTTCCTACTCTTCCTACTCTTCCTACTCTTCCTACTCTTCCTACTCTTTCTGCTCTTTCTGCTCTTTCTGCTCTTTCTGCTTCTACGACTCTTTCTACTCTTTCTCCTGCTACTCTTCCTGCTTCTACGACTCTTCCTACTCTTTCTACTTCTACGACTCTTCCTACTTCTACGACTCTTCCTACTCTTTCTACTCTTTCTACTCTTTCTACTCTTTCTACTCTTTCTACTCTTTCTACTTCTACGACTCTTCCTACTTCTACGACTCTTTCTACTCTTCCTACTCTTCCTGCGGCTGCTCTTGCGGGTTTTCTTATTCGACGATTTCTTTACCTTGGTAGCGGTTTTCCCCACTTTCTTAAGAGCTAAATTAAGCTTCTTTTGGTTAGCTTTCACTGTCTTGACATGAGCAAGAAGTGCATTTATATCCTCCTTCGAATGTTTTACCATCTTTAACTTTACAAAGAAATAATTGAATTAAAAAACAATTAATACACTCTAAAGCGGTGATATTGTAAATTATGAAACGAAAGTTGATTTCTGGAATATCTGGATCGATTGCAACACGTACACGTAGCGCCAAGAAGGCTAGGATGGTCGACACATGGGTAGCGGCGACTCACCTTAGGAACTACATGATACGAGATTCTCTCGTTGATTGGCTTAAGTCATACAAAGGGGGTGAATCTCATGCGAAGGTTTCTAATGGGTATGATGCATTTACTAGTCACCTGCAAGAGCAAGGAAACGAATTTGAGGCATCTGTTATGGCTCATCTCCGCAAACATAGTCTTATACCTATTAAACACGTGTCTAACCAGTTTACAGAGGAAGGTTGTCACAAAACAATTGAGTATATGAAGCAAGGTATTCCTCTTATCCACTCTGCACCTCTTAAGACATATGATAACACAGGCGGCATTGCTGATATCCTCATTCGAAGTGATTATATATCGCAACTTGTTAATGTTCCCCCAATTACTCTAGAGGAGGAGATTATTCCTGCTCCCGTCTTAGGAACCGATTACCATTATCTAGTCATCGATATTAAGTTCTCTACACTGCCTCTCCGTGCAGATGGTAGATTCATTCTGAACTCCGGATCATATCCAGCTTACAAAGCGCAGACATATATTTACAATCGTGCGATTGGTGAGATTCAAGGGTACATACCTCGATACGCATTTATACTTGGAAGACGATGGAAGTATCAGTCAAAAGATATTAAGTATAACGAGAACAGCTGCCTTGATCGTCTTGGACTTATAGATTTTGAGGGCGTAGATGAAAAATACAAATCACAGACTCAAGATGCAATAAACTGGATACGAGATGTAAGAGAGAATGGTGCTGAGTGGAGTGTAAATCCTCCGTCTCGCCCTGAGCTTTTTCCAAATATGTGTGTGGACTCTGGTTCTCAATGGAATGCTGAAAAAGAGAAGATAGCGGATGCGATTAAGGACATTACTATCATCTGGAATTGTAGCATAACACATAGAAATACGGCTATAGAGAAAGGTATTAATTCATGGGACAATAAGAAATGTACGAGTGAAACTCTGGGAATGAGGGGTATTCGTGCTCCGATTGTTGATGCAATATTAGATATCAATCGTCAAAATAAGGATTTAGTCAGGCCCAAGAAAATTGAGACCAACCTTCACAACTGGAAAGAGAAGGGTTCTGAGGTCTTCGTTGATTTCGAGACCTTGTCAGATATTTTCTCTGATTTCTCAGAGTTACCAAAGCAAGAACCGGTTGATATGATCTTCATGATTGGAGTCGGATGGGAAGAAAAGGGGGAATGGGTTCAGAAAACATTAACATGCAATTCGGCAAGCCGAGAAGAGGAATACAGAATCATGAACGAGTTTGCAGAGATGATGCGAAAGATGAATAGTCCGCGAATGTTCTTTTGGAATGCTGACAAGAGATTTTGGAAGACTGCTGAAAATCGTCAGTTTGATTTTGCCCAAAAAGATCTGAAGAGACAGAAACGTATTGATATCAAGTGGGATTTAAGTGAGTGGTGCGATCTTTGTGAGCTTTTCCAGCAGGAACCAATCGTGATCAAAGGATGCTTTAAATTCGGACTTAAAGCAATTGCGAATGCACTACGAATGCATGGGAAAATCTCAGCAAGAATTGAGAGTAATTGCGATTCTGGGAAGAAAGCAATGATTGATGCCTGGAAATGTTATCAAGAGAATACCGACCCAGTTAATAGCGATGTGATGAAGGATATTACGCTCTATAATAAGTTTGACTGTCAAGCACTCTGGGAAATCCTCAGTTATCTGCGGAAGGAACACGCATAAAAAATTAGTTTGGTTAAATTGAATTTCTTAATGTGACACACCAGATAACTGGCAAAAATGAAGAGAGCTAGAGATAACACAGATCATGTTGAGATTCAAAAAGCCATACTGAGAGGATTCCCAATGAAAAACAGAGTGTATGGAGAACCGCTGGACCTATGTAATGCAGTATTTTGGCAGTGTTGGTGTGGGGCAAGTGATTACTGCCTACGGTGTAGAAGTCTATGTGAAAGTTATGAGGTTACTTGTGAATGGGGAGATACTAAGCAGTTTGAGTATTTCAGTGAGTTATGCAGTACTTGTTGTAAGGACCTAATTTCTGTGTGTCGCAATGTGGGTCAAAAGGAATATAATAAGTATATGCCTGGAATCCATCCTTTCGAGAAACACTGCGACAAGTGCAACGCGACCTACATACCTCACGTAGATAAACATATATGCGAAAACAAGGAAGTCGTAGAGGAAGTCGTAGAGGAAGTCGTATATAAGGAGAAATTGCCTAAGAAGAGGAAAGTTGAAAGAAACTAAAGGAGGCAAATATTGATGTGTTTATAAGAATGTCTAGTTTATAGACAAACGTATGCTGGTATGTGGTCAGCATACGTTTGTTATGCGTTACTCTAATAAATAATATTAGCTAAGACAAATGAAGCTAACTAAAGATTTTGTTTTCATGGTATCTCTTATTGCCTTATCACTTGCTGCTCTTGGGATCAGCATAGCTGCGATTGTCAAATCCACAAACAAACACGAAACGTTCGAGAATGTAATGGCAACACAGGGTTGCATTAACACACAAAATTGCCCCCCTGGACCAGAAGGAGAGTTTTGTAGACAACAGTGTCACAATGTATCTCTCGGTCTAGGCGGAGGGTATCCGCCAAATACCCCCCTCCAACTGAATTATGGCATAGAATAAGCCTAATGTTGAGTAAGTGTAGTGGAAGTGTAGTGGAAGTAAAGATATGTTTTGCGTCATATAATGACATAAAACAAAAATCTTACCAAGGTCCGTTCGGTAATTTAGCCTCCTCAGTTTGTGACCATTCATCACTATCTTTTTCCTTTAGTCGTGCGGCTTTCCACTTCCTCCATTTCCTCTTTGCTTTTACATTTGATATTTCGACCAATTTTAGGCGTAACATTTCCCAATCGCTCTCAATGGCATCCAGATCAATCTCCAGTGTCCGTACCGTATCCATATTGAGAGAAGAGATGGTATTCAACTTCTCTCGGATTCGCTGAACATTATAGGCGATTAAAGCCTCATGAGTGCAAATTTTTGAATAGTCGTCCAAAGCAGAGATAATTGCGGGATTGCAACCACTGTAGGCTTTCAGACCACACGTGACTAACTCCATATGTTCTATACAACTATCTTGATTTTTCTTGTGTATGATTTCATATATATATCGGTCGAGATGTTTGAGGATTATTTCGCGAATATCAACGGGAAGTCCGTAGTATATTCCGAGTCCGTTAGGCATTATGTAGGTTAGTGTTCTTTTTAGATCAGATAGGTATGTACCGATTACGTTTCTATCCTATTGATCGAAAAACATTACAAGGTAAATACCATCTAGATCAAGTCAAATCCTGATTTAGAAAAGTGATTTACAATTTCAAATAATTAATCAGAACCACATAATGCAAAATGATCAACATGCCTTCGTATACAGCTTCTTCATCGACGAGACCGAAGAAAACGTCACGGCAATCCGCATCTACGGGATTAATGAGAATAATGAGAATATATGCATACACGTGGACGACTTTACTCCATACATATTCTTGGAATTGCCAAGTGATGTCAAGTGGACCGAGCCGTTTGCTCAAGCCGTTGGAGATAAGATAGATAGTGAGATGGGAAATCAAGCTCCTCTACAAAAACAATTTATGTTTAAACACCGACTCTATGGGGCTCATCTCTGTCCAGATGGAAGAAGACAAGTGTTCCCCTATTTATGGTGCTCTTTTTCTTGTAAGAGAGATATTGATGCATTGTGGAGAATAGTTGGGAGGAAGACTCTCTTTGTTCCCGGAGTAGGCAAGGTGCGCTTGAAGATGCACGAACAGAAGGCGAATCCTATCTTACAGCTCACGACCTGTCGTAAGCTACCAACAGCAGGTTGGATTAACTTTCATGGTATAGAAGCGACAGGTGACGATAAGTTGACGAGATGCGACCACGAATATACAGCGACATGGAAGAACTTGTTTCCACTTGAGTCTGATATTATTTGTAGTCCGAAGATATTTGCGTTTGATATTGAGGTAAATTCAACGAATCCTGCGAGGATGCCAGATGCGTGTGTGCCTGGTGACAAAGTATTTCAGGCTTCGTGTATCGTTTGTAGAGATGGGGAGCCTCATGAGAAGTGGAAGCAGTATCTTCTCACACTCGGAGATCCACTTCCTAATGTTGTTGGCAAAGATGTTGAAATTAGACGATTCAGAACTGAAGGATCGCTTCTGGAAGGATTTGCAGAGCTTGTGAATGAAGAAAATCCAAATGTCATTTCTGGTTACAATATCCTTGGATTCGATATTGAGTATATGATTAAGAGAGCTGAGTTTACACGTACATTAACGGAGTTTAGACAGATGAGCTTCCACAAGACACTAAGAGCTCAGCAGAAAATTATCAAGTGGAGTAGTTCTGCGTTCAAAAATCAGGAGTATCTTTATCTAGACTTGGAAGGGAGGTTATTTATTGATCTACTTCCTCTTGTCCGTTCCAATTATAAATTGAGTAATTACAAGTTGCAAACTGTGGCGACATACTTTATTGGTGAGTCGAAGGAAGATCTTGCTCCTAAGGGTATCTTCAAGTGTTATCGTGAAGGTGTAAAGAGGAATAATGACGGTACATACAATAAGAAAGCGAGGAAAGCTATGTCAATCTGCGGGTCGTACTGTATTAAGGATTCTGTACTGGTTTTACAATTAATGGACAAGCTTCAAACGTGGACTGGTGCTTGTGAGATGGCTAAGACTTGTTGTGTTCCTATCTTCACAACATATACACAAGGTCAACAAATTAAGGTCTACTCTCAGGTGTATAAACACTGCACATATGAGAATATAGTTGTAGAATGTGATGGGTATCTAGCGAAAGACGATGAGAGATACCAGGGGGCTCATGTATTTCCTCCAGATCCTGGATTATATGAGAAGGTTGTGCCATTTGATTTTAAGTCACTGTATCCCTCTGTAATTATTGGTTATAATATCGATTATTCAACATTTGTAACAGATCCTTCGATACCGAATAGCAAGTGTAATGTTATGGAATGGCAAGATTGTCAATTTTGTGAGCACGATCCGCGCATAATAAGGAAGATGGAGTTAACAGAGATCATAAATAGAGCACGTGGAGAGCAAAAGGCATTAAGAGCGAAGCGAGATTTGATCAACGCGAAGACGCATCCTAATAAAAAGGAGAGGTTGAATGCTATTGATAGATATAGGAAGAAACTCAATCAAATTGATCACAAGACAAAACCATATATATCCGAGCGCGCAGACATACCGAAAGGTGATTATGTGATGTGTGCGAAGAGGAAGTATAGGTGGCTTAAAGAACCGAAGGGTGTGTTGCCTACAATTATCCAAAGTCTTCTTGATGCACGTGCAAACACAAGGAAACAAATTAAAGACCACGATAAACGGATGAAAGCACGTGAGAATAATGATGACTTGAAAAATATCTCTGGATTGATCAACGTTTTAGACAAGCGACAACTTGCCTACAAAGTATGTTCAAACAGCATACATGGTGTGACTCCAATTCCATGTCAAGTTGACGGGAAATTTGCTTACAGAACGATTGAGGAGTTATCTCTTGGAGATTGGGAACCAATAAATGACGAACAAGAAGTATCTACTCCGATCCCTGGAATTTTAGTATGGAGTGATAAAGGATTTACCAAACCTAAATACGTGATGCGACATCCTCAAGAAGGGACATTGACACGAGTTTTAACTCATACAGGTCTTGTGGATTGCACGAAGGATCATTCATTGTTGTCGCCAGATGGCACTCAAGTTACACCATCAGAATTAAATATCGGAGACTCGCTCATGCACTTCTCGTATCCTTTACCCCAAGACACACCTGCTATTCCACTGTACGATACGATATCTGATAAAATAATTGCTGACCATGTTCTTCACAGCAGAGCGGAGGAAATAGCGTTCGTTCACGGGCTGTTCTTTGCTGAAGGAACGTGCGGAACATGGGGTAGTCTTGGGAACGCCAAATCATCATGGATAATATACAATCAGGATTTACATCTATTAGAGCGTGCCCATGATATACTAATACAAGATGGTATGTTCTCCATATCTCCATACTACGAGAGTGGTGAGATCTATCATCTCCGTGGCAATGGAGAAGTCCGTAAACTATGTGATGAATACCGGGAATTATTCTATGATGAGCGAAGATATAAAAAGGTCCCTGACTACGTACTTCATGCTGCTTTAGCCATACGTCAAGCGTTTTTTATCGGGTATTATGCGGGTGACGGAAATCGCCATGTAACCAAAGGTGTTATCGTCAGTAATCGGGGACAAAGAGGAACAGCAGGTTTGATGTATCTTGCAAACTCCATTGGTTACAAGGTGAGTATCAATAATGATCAGAATGAGGATCTGTATCGACTTCAATGTTGCACCAAATTCAGGAATCAACATGTGTCGGATATCAAATCAATGAGGATCGCACCGCCTGTTGCTCCCATGTCACCTATTATTGTTCGTAATGGTGAACATATAACGTTCGAGAAAGGGAAATCGTCCTATCGAAATATTGCAATCGACTGCGAACGTTTTCCACGGCAGAAACTGCTTGATTCTCTCGATGGAGCAATTGAGAAAATGGCCGCTCGTAATGCAATGCCCGAAAAGAACTCTTGTCAGTGTTCAGATAATACAGCTACGATAGATATGATAGATATGAACCTTGTAGATAGCTACATAGAAGACAAGAAAGTTGAGTATGTCTATGATATCGAAACCGAAAACCACCATTTTGCCGCTGGTATCGGACATATGATCGTACATAATTCAATGTATGGGGCATTGGGTGTTAGGAAGGGGTATCTTCCATTTATGCCCGCAGCGATGTGTGTTACCTATATGGGAAGGGTTAACATTGAGCGTGTCGCAAAGGAGTTAGTAACGAATCATAACGCGGAATTAGTGTATGGCGATAGTGTAACTGGAGATACACCTCTTCTTGTCCGATTACCTAACGGTACAGTTGATATTCGCACAATCGAAACAATAAGTGATGCATGGACTGCATATGATGGATTCAAAGCAGGTCAAAGCAATAGACGAGAGAAGCAACAAGCATCAACTGATCTTGAAGTGTGGACAGATGGTAAGTGGACCCCGATTAAACGAGTAATTCGTCATAAGACTTCTAAGCGGATGTTTCGTGTGAATACATACGCTGGGTGTGTTGATGTCACTGAGGACCACAGCCTGTGTGATATAAATGGTGAGAAGGTTAAACCAGTTGATGTACAAATCGGAAGTAAATTGTTACACAGTTTCCCTACTGAGTTTCATCAATGTGTTTTTATGAATAATTCGCACAATATCGACACAGTTGTATGTAGCACATGTAATGAAGATCTTCCTAGAGAAGAAAGTGGTCGATTCAAGAAACAGTGTAAGAAGTGCGTATGGGAGTACAATGCAAATCATCGCAAAGGGGTACGAGCCGTAACAGATGTGTATCTCTCCGAAACAGAATATCTACAAAAATCTATTACAAACGTCACAAAAGAAGAGGCGTTCGTACTTGGTTTCTTCTTCGCAAATGGATCATGCGGATCTTACAGTAATGGGAAAGGCAATGAACATAAGTATAGTTGGGCTATTAATAATCAGAATTTAGAGTATCTAGAACGAGCGAAAAGGTATCTCGAAGAGGCTGAGCCACATTTTAAGTTCGAGATCTTAGATACAATGGAATCGTCAGGTGTGTACAAACTTGTGTGTAAGGGACGAATGAGACTTATGGTGGAGAAGTATAGAGACATTTTCTACGACAAAGATAAATACAAGAAAGTTCCGTACATAATACTTAATTCATTACAGGAGATCAGGGAATGGTTTGTTGAGGGATATTGGGTTGGCGATGGCAGCAAGGGTAATCGCCAAACTTGTTCTTGTAAAGGGAAAATTGGTACACAAGGATTGTACTTCCTTTTCCAGTCAATAGGCTGGAAGAACATTGCGATCAACATACGAGACGATAAACCTAATACCTATAGAATTGATATGCTGAAAAATGATCTCTGTGATACAGAGAACGATATCCGTAAGATTTGGGACCTCGGTATGAATGATGAAGATGAATATGTTTACGACCTCGAAGCAAATGGGAAATTCCAAGCTGGTGTTGGTAAAATGGTACTATTCAACACTGATTCATGTTATGCACGATTTCCGGCTCTAAATACTGCGCAAGAGATTTGGGATAATGCGGTTAGAGTTTCGCAAGAGATTACTGATATTTTCCCAGAGGCAATTATTTTAGAGTTCGAGGCAGTTATATACTGGGATTTCCTTATTCTAACTAAGAAGCGGTACATGTACACATCTTGTCTCCGAGATGGCGAAATTAATCACAAGGTTGGAAATAAGGGAGTTGTTTTAGCAAGGAGAGATAATTCACAGTTCGTGCGAGATCTGTACGAACATATAACAAGTATGATATTCGATAAAGCGAAACGCGATGATATCTTATATTACCTTCTACAGGAAATCAGAGGGTTATTCGGGCGTTCGAGACCTTACAGAGATTTTGTAGTGACGAAATCGATAGGAAGTACTGGAGGAATGGATCCGCAATACATAACTGATGAGAAAGGAAAGAATGTAGTGATGCTTGGAAACTACAAAGTTGATCCATTGCCGTCTAATCCGAAAGAAAGGCAAGCGAAACTAGATGGGAAAGGAGCAGCAAATGTTCAAGAGTATTACCTCAAGTCATTACCTGCTCATATTCAGATGGCAGAAAGAATGAAACGAAGAGGACAAAGAGCTGACGCCGGTTCTCGAATTGAATATGTAATTACTATGTGTGCTCCGCATGGTAAGTCACTAGCAGATAAACAAGAGTGTGCGGAGTATTTCGCCAGTCATGCTGATATCATTCAACTGGATTATCTCAAGTACCTCGATTTCTTGATTAGTCCAGTTGATCAGGTATTGGATGTTACATTTGGAAGCAATAGAATAGACAGAATAGATGAAAGAACATATCCATGTGAAAATAGAGGTGATAATAGAGTTGATGGTAAGCGTGCTCCTTATCCCATAAGGAAAGATAGGGAGATAAAAGAGCGTAAACGACGGAAGAAAGATAGACCAATACCATCTTATGTTTTCTACAAAGGTTTCATTGCAAGTGAGTATACCAGAAGAAAGCACGAAGCAAAAGTCATCGAACAATTAAAGGAACTATTCATGCCAAACATCATATTTGTAGGAGATGAAAAGATGATAAAAGAACCAGTGAAGAAGGTGATCAAGAAAAAGGGAGATGAGGTGAAGGATATAAAGAAGGTTGAAAAGGAAGATAAGAATGAGAAGGTTGAGATTAAAAAGAAGGATAAGAAGGTTAAGATTAAAAAGCTAGATGAAGATAAGGTGAAAGAGGTTAAGAAAGATAAGAAGGTTAAGATTAAAAAGCTAGATGAAGATAAGGTGAAAGAGGTTAAGAAAGATAAGAAGGTTAAGATTAAAAAGGTAGATGAAGATAAGGTGAAAGAGGTTAAGATGGATAAGAAGGTTAAGATTAAAAAGGTAGATGAAGATAAGGTGAAAGAGGTTAAGATGGATAAGAAGGTTAAGAAGGTTAAGAAGGATAAGAAGGTTAAGAAGGATAAGATAGAGGAAGATGAGGAGTAGAGAAGGTAAAAAAGATTAAAATGAATGTTTAAATCTCATACTGGGTGTGGTATGAGATATATGAGATATATGAGATATATGAGATATATTAGGCGATCTTACGTTTCTTTCTAGACATAATTCCTTCTTGATTGTGGATATCTCCGATCATGTCGTAATCTATATTTGCGTCGTTCTTAAATATCTCGAGCAAGATTTCGAGAGAGTAGCTTAACTCAAGAGGTTTTAAAGATGGAGGTGGGGGCATACACATATTGAACACATCATCTTGAAAAGATAGAGGAGATTCCCTTAGTTCCTTCTTGTTACTCATTTATGTTGGACAAGAAAAAGTTATTGGTAATTTTTGCATGTATATTCTGTCCTCCATCGGCCGAGTATATGTTGTAACACAGAAAGTTGTAAACCTGCCACAACTGTTGTTTCTTTGTGCTATCCTTTAGGATCTGCGAGTCAGGAAAGGTGTTGTTAAAACGGTCAAGCATGTCCGGATCCTTTCTTATATAAGTTACGATTCGCGAGAGAAGATAACCTAGTCTGTATACTCCGTGCGGGTCGTATGATAGGATGTTTGCAATAACATTTGAGATGCGTATTGGAGGGTTGCAATAATGTATCGTACAATTTCGAATGATCGCTTGGAGATGTCGCATGCATCTGTCTTGTTCTTTCTTGTGTATCTCCTCATATATCGCGCGATCTACACCTATCATTACCCGCTGCGCAATTTCCCGTTGTAGGTCTAACGGTAATTGTTTATACAGACTCATACCCAATTTCATTCATTATATGTATGAAATTCAATTGTGTTTTTATTTGTGTTTCCATTAGGCTGGAGTAGTGCATGCTCCGCCGGGTTTCATTACGGGACACGTGCTGGATGGCGCTATTGGAGGATTCCCAATCCATGTTGGAGTTATAAGACGGAAACCGTATTTTGCAGCATCTTTTGCAGCACATCCTACGTCTCCACAACTACATTCCTCTTTATCAACGTATAGATCTGTTATCTGTGCTCCAACACACGCCTTGTTCAGTTGACAAAGGAATTCAAATATGTAGGGCCAATTACAACCAGCATTGGATTCTCCGGTTGGACATCCGGGATCGCCTCCTTCTACCATTTGTTTCCACTGTCCGTTTTTTGCACTGGCAAATGTGTACAATGCAGGTGTTACATTTGCTTTAACACACGGGGTAACAAAGTTCTTACATAACCATGAAATAGCTTTACTGAATGGATCTTTACTTCCAAAGGGAGTTGCCATCCAAGGAGTATTATTTTTATCTAATGTTATCATAGGAAATGTCAGCGAACTAATTTTTGTCTTTGAACAGAAGTCTATAATTGTCTTAGTGTACGCTTCACAAGTTGCTTGATCAGTCTTTGCAGCTCCGACAAGCGCAAGCCATGTCATAATCATCTTCGGAACAGGCAAAAGTTGACTTTTACCATTACCTATGTATACACACTCACAGTCTGACGTTGAGCAGCTCCCAGAACATGTAGGATTTTCAGGTCCAGTACACACTCCTCTAACGGATGTTTCCCCTGAAGGACATGTATATGGCTGTTCTATGCAAGCTCCTGTTGATGACGTCGTGTCATAATACATCCCGTATGGGCAAATTGAAGAAGCTCCGTCTTTTGTGCCGTCTATCTGACACTTATCGAAGTCCCATGATGCCAAAGCGTTTACATTGTTTTTAATAAATTTATTTACAATATCGCTTTTACTCTTATCAGGACACTGAGAAGCATTACATGTTGTTCCTGCAGAGAATGGACAATACAGTGGGTTATCTGCAGGAGTAAAATCCTCTCGAACGTATCCTTCTACACTACTCGTACATGGAGTTGCACACCCATGACATAAACCTTTATTGCACCATGATCCAGTCCCGCATGCTTTAACACAATCTGTAACTGGTGCAGGTGAAGGACCTGGAGGAGTAGGCGTAGGACTTGGACTAGGACTTGGACTAGGACTTGGAGTATTAGATGTATAATGACACATACCATTATCTGGGGGCATTCGACAATACGAAGTCCCTCCACATCCCATTTTCCCGTAGAAATCTGTACATATATTATTAGATGGTCCTGATGCTGCTGTTGGTCCAGTTGCACATACCGGTGGTACAGCAGCCACACATGGGTCTACACACATATGCGATACGCATTTTTGGTTACTAGTACAGTCACTATCTTTATCGCATGTATTTATTGGGAGTGAGTCCGACTTTGTCCCAATATTTGCTCCAGTAGCATTGGCATTTGGTCCAACTAATCCAACTTCTCGAAGCCATGCAATCGGTATGAATTGCGCCTCGTATATTACTACTGTCTTAGAACCAGTCTTATAACTGTAGTATGCCATAAGTGCTCTGTATTGTTTCCAGCTCCAGTAGGACAGCCCATCGAACGTGCCACAAATCTTCTCTGGAGCATTACCTGCACCATAATACTGGAGAGCTAAACAATCACTTGGGTCTGGTCCTTGTTGTGCACACGTCCAAGTATTGTTGACAAAATTCATATCTCCCGAGCATGTGCTAAGGTTCTCGATCGAAAATCCAGGCCAAACGTTTGCATTATTACCTTCAGCTACTGTTAGAAAGAACTCACCCTTTGCGAACCACGGATTTAGGTTACCATTTACTGCCTGAGCAGAACCTGCATGTGATAGGTTATCACCTGTCGTGAAATCCCAAAACGCCTTTGGCTGGTTTTTAAGCACTTTCCGTATTGATAAGTTAGTGCAAGGGGGAGTACGATAATTATACGTACCTGGTCCTCCATCACATGGAAATTGATTTCCACCCCCCCAATACATCTCAGGTGTTACAATTGCAACGGTTCCTGTCGGGGAAGGAGATGGTGGAGAAGGTCCTGGTGGAGATGGTCCTGGTGGAGATGGTCCTGGTGGAGAAGGTCCTGGTGGAGAAGGTCCTGGCGGAGATGGTCCTGGTGGAGATGGTCCTGGTGGAGATGGTCCTGGTGGAGAAGGTCCTGGTGGAGATGGTCCTGGTGGAGATGGTCCTGGTGGAGATGGTCCTGATGAATGGTGCTTCTTTGTAGTTAACACGATAGCTACAATAATACCAGCAACTACAAGGATAATACCAATACCAATCGCAATTATGAATGTTCTCTTCATCGTTTAGTTAAGATCAGAAAAGTATCTTATATTCAAGATATAAGATTAGAAGATATAAGATTAGAAGATTAGAAGATATAAGAGTTAATTATTGAGAGGTGAACTAAGAGAAAACATATACATATAAATCCGATGAGGAAATAATAGAGATTCTTAGCCAACCTGATATCCTCTTCATTAATATTGTATCCGGCAAAGTCTTCAAAGTCTTCGTATGTAAGCGGTTGACCCATACTATTTAAAGAAATTGGTTACGGACAAATTCATTTTTTAGTTATCTTCGGGGAGTTGCCATACGCTTCCATCGCTGCGCATAAGGATGAAAATGCCATCGCGAATGTATCCCAAATCCCTTCCATACTTCGTATATGAGTGTTGTGTCACCTTCCTGCCGTAGATAAGTGTTCATATCTGTATGCGTTCGTAACGTTGTTACGTGCTCTCTTCTTCTGATATTTATTCTGACGGCGTAGATATCACATTCTCTCATTTATTCACGCTTAGAAAACATTAAGTTAGTTGACTTTCAGAGAAGGTACGATCATCCCTATCTCACCGCGCATACCCTTCTCCATGAGTTGGCCGATAATGCGACGTTCAGGCACGTTTGCAAGGAGAAAATGTAGTTTAGCGAATGCTGCTGCAGCTGTCATATCTTTTGCAGACAACACCCCCGCATTCATTAATATTGGATCGATACCGTAGTTTGTTTCTCCACACTGCGAAGCTGCTACCATGATTACTCCATTTTCCGACAAGGATGAAATCACGTCCAATATATCTTTGCTGATTGGCATACTACCGCAAGTTTCGAACACTATACCAGCAAGATTATCGTCTTCCAGGAACTTAGCAAGATACATAGCATCTATTCCTGGGAATAATTTCACAACAAGAATGCGCACATTCGGATTAACGAACATTGGGTTAAATGGTTCATTTGGCATCGCAAAACAGTTCGTATTATTAAGAGGCATACATGTACCAGGAATAGGACTCATCTTACATCCCCTGAATAGATTCCCTTTTGATGCGACTACAACTTCTGGGATTCGTGCAGTAGATGCTAGGTTGAGACTATCTATGAGCCCTTCACCTGACATAATAATTGGTTTCTTCGTGTTTTCAAGCATGAAAGCAAGTGCAGCAGCCGTGTACGGTATATCGTCTGGAGAATGGAGAATGACGAACGCGTCGTAGTTGTCGTAACTCTTTGCTATATCTTGTGCAATAAGATTCCAGTCTTGTGGACTTGTTTTCGCTGATGTATGCAGATCGATCGTTTCCACATTACCAACATTATCTTTGTTCTGGGTATACCACTCTTCAAAGTATGGTTCGACGGAAGCTCCCGCATTGAGAACACGAATTCTACTGTTGCGGATTTCGTGAAGAGATGAAGAGGCGTTCATTGTAATATAAATGCAAACGGAAAGTGCAATGATCGCACATCCAATAAGTGCAACCAAAACCTGCTTCTCCTTTTGGTCTAACATATTTTATCAAGAGAGAGAAGATATAGAAAGCAAATTGTAAAGGCAATAGCAAAGATATTGCAATTGTATGCTGGTAAGAGAACGGTTATAATAGATATGATACATATCTTGATATTCTCCAGCGAATTATAATCTAAATCATCGAATGCGATTCCTACTCTTCACGACCCTCTTCCTCTTCGTGATCCTCTTCGTGATCCTCTTTGTGATTTTTTCGTGAGTTCCTTATCTTAAATGAGCATAGAATTTAAGAAATACCAATCATAAAAACGAAATTGTCTACATTTTGTGTAGAAACATAAACAGATGTTGTGCCTTGCAAATTACGCTTTAAGAGCACTTAAGAACTCATTAGATTATAGTATACGCATGGAGAGTCGTAATGAAATACTTAGTAGGCTAAAGTTACTAGGTAAGCTTATGAGAGGAGATCGTTTGAATACAAGACACATTTTTATACAGCCTTCAGGGTACTCTACGTCATTATCTCGTACGTTTGTAGCTCAAGATAATCGTGGAAACGCAATCCTATTCATTCAAGGAACAATAGACCGAGTGTTTGAAATACTGAAAGCCTTGGAAGTATCAGATAAGGATTCTGATAAGGCTATATTCGCTCATATACTCGAAGACTTAGAAAGGGCGAAAATTGGTATTAATAACTTGAAGAGTACGTATGTGGACGATGTTAAGATTGGTTGCGATCTTGATATTCTTCTACAATCCATAGACTCTAGACTTAGCGAGATTACCCCACCTATTTTACGGTGTAGGGATACAAATTCGACAGACAGTCTAAGCGATCAGAAAGATTGTATTCCATAGTCACGTGCTACGTAAAAATATATACATATATTGTTTAAACTTTATCATTTCTATTCTAGAATAGAAATATGTGGATGTGGCTTATGATTATTTTACTCGTTGCTGTTATCCTTACAATCATTGGAGTGTGGATAGGGAAAGGATGCAAAAGTTGCAAGAGTCGAGACGATTACCAAGCAACAAATTTTCTTCCTAACACATGCATGTGCGGACCTCCAAGTATGAACATATACTCTAATGACAAGTCGCTTAAGAAGAGGGAAGATGAAACAGAAGATGGAAGTAGGTAATGAGAATGTGCACGAGAATATGCATAATAAAGCATGGGTTGCTACTCTAGATCCGGGATATAAAAATTTTGCCTTCGTTATAGAGGAATTCGAAGAAGAGGAAATGCGGTCTCTCCCAAAGATTCCGAAACAACTTCGATATAATCCTGATGGAACAACAACTGATAGATTCCAGAAAATTCTGGATAAAGTATGTGATAACGGGAAGGTGATATTGTTCGAAAATTCAGATCTTACACAGGGATGCGTGGATAGGAAGAAAGGGAAAAGTAAAGCCCTAGATGTGAATATATTTCACAATCTCACCGAATTGTTGGATCAGTATCATGAGTATTGGTCGCAATGTGACGCTTTTGTCATTGAGATGCAAATGGCCTTTCGGGGAGTCTATAACATAGCTGCTCTCAAGATCGCACAACATTGCTTCTCATACTTCACGATGAAATACGGGAGAGGTACTTATATAACAGAACTCCCAGCTTACTATAAGACGCAAATCCTTGGAGCGCCCAAAACAGTTCATATAACAAGAGGAGGAAAAGTATCGTGTAAAGCAATGTCAAAGCCAGAGAGAAAAAAATGGTGCACAAAAAAGGCTTGTGAGATTCTTACCAGAAGGGAGGATTTTGACACGATGTCTGAACTTAATTCAAAATCCAAACAAGATGATATCGCTGATTGTCTATGTATGTGTTGTGTGTGGAGAGTCTTGCGTTATATAGACAAATCAATATAGATTCAAGCAGGAGAATGGAAGGAGAATAGAAGGAGACTGATTAGATAGATATAGATTTGAGTAAATCGATGACGACTTCTGCGTTCTTGTTTTTATTCGCAATTATATCGTAGAGCATTACATCTCCGGATTCTACACCATTCGCGTCTGCATCAGGACGCGTCCCTACCATCTTATAGACCGTAACATTACGCTGTGAAGATGGAAGATGTGCATGAGATTGATATCGGATTGCCCGTCCTATAGCTTGTTGTAAGGAAGATTCGTTCCATGTTGGATCCAGAATGACAACAGACTTCACTCCTTTTAAGTCTATTCCTTCTCCACCCGCTCTTGTGATTACGAGGACTTGGAATTTATTTTTATTAAAGTCTCTGACAATTTTTGCCCGAGACTCGTTGTCTATATCTCCGGAGAAGACTCGGAATGTCAATCTTAATTTCTCAAGGGACGAAACAATTGGTTCCAGCCCGAACTCAACCCAGTTCGTGTAAAGTAATGTCTTGCCTCTCTTCAAGATAGGCAATGCGGCTTTTAGCTTATCACTATAGTATTCTTTACCTGCTCTATTAACGGCTCGTCTATACCCATTATAAAATGATTCAGGATGTGCAAACGCTTTGCCCATGTCGGGGAGCTTCTCTCCTCTCGCAGCTGCTTGGTACTTATCCCAATATGAATCACTCATCTTTACTTCAATGACTTTATCTCTTCTCTCTGGAAAATGAGTAGAGTCTTGAGCGTCAACAACATCGATTCTACCTTCCAAGAGATACTCTAGAGTTCCCAGATTATGTTCATTTATCTCATCTCCAATCCATTCATCAACATCTCCTGCATAAAATTCTTTCCGTGTCCCAACAACATGTTCTCCGTACAACATATTGATAAGAGAGATTAGATCCGTGATCTTATTCACAATCGGAGTCGCAGTAAGAAGTAGTACTTTATCTGCATATTCTGCGCAGTTAAAAACTGCTTCACATTTCCTTCCATTCATGTTGCGAAGATTATGAGCCTCATCTACAATGAGAAGTGAGTTCTCACAGTCAATTTTTGTGCCACGTTTAGCATGACTCAAAAACTTGTCAAATGAATAGTACTGATATCTATCTTCATGTTTCGCACCGTAGTTCTTCATTTCTTTCTGAAAGTTTGCCGTAAGACTTAACGGTCCTACAAAAATAACATCTCCTTCCGGATAAGAATCAAGATAACACTGCGATACAGCTATAGCTGATAATGTTTTTCCTGCTCCTGTTGAGTGCATAACAAGCAATGATCTATTCGTTTGCATATAATCAACGACTTTTAGTTGTAAGTCTCTGAGAGGCATTTTACTTCTTCTCACACATCTCAAGTGATTAGTCATACTGCCTTGTTTCCACGTAGGTCTGCGTGATTTCCGATTTACAGGATCACGCACCCGCGACCGTTGCCTCTTATGACTCGACTTATTTCTTAGTCTATGCGTCACAGGATCACGATATTGGTGTTCAGGAGTATCCGTATTAATCCGCACTCTAACACGTCTGTGACCAGATTTATTCTTGCACCTACCGTTCTTATCAATATACTGATGCGGTAAACATTTCTTCGACATACGCGATGATCTTCTCTTCCTACTACTCTTCCTACGACTCTTCCTACTACTCTTCCTACTACTCTTACTACGACTCTTCCTACTACTCTTCCTACTACTCTTCCTACTACTTTTCCTACGGCTTTTCCTACTACTTTTCCTACTACTCTTCCTACTTTTCATACTCTTCCTACTCCTACTTTTTTGACGGCTTTTGCTCTTCGTGTTAGAGTTTCTGCGAGAGGTGCGAGATTTCCGCGATCTACGTATACTTTTTCTGGATCGTGCCATTTATTATATGTAAGATTTGTTCTTGAGTTGCTGATAGCTATCGGTTTCAAACGCCTGGATATAATGAGATATGGTATGGTTATTATCAAGAGATTGCCAGTTTGACTCGAAATATAGTGGCATTCCACAGTGTGAGTACATGTACGGTTTGTCGGGGTCAGCGAAATTAGGTGCAGACGCTGGAGGAATTGTAGGGATAATATCCGCGATATTAACATGTCTGAAAACGGCGAATTGCGAAGGTATCAGATTGCATAGCTCTATGTCACCAACTCGGGGAGATCCAAACGTATACACAACAGGTTTGTAACCAGTTGCAATTAGGTCAAGAGCCGTCACAACTGCCACTCCGGCGCCTAAACTATGTCCGCATATAACTACATTATCAGGTTTAGCTTTGTTTAGCACTTTCAACAATGTGTGCTTAACATCTTTATAAGCGTCTATGAATCCCTGATGGATCCCAACACGGTGATTTTTCATATCAAATAGTCCTTTGAGAGGTCCCCCAGTATTGTGAATAATTGAATCTTTTGTTATTCTGTTCTGCCCGTACTCCAAATCAAACATTAGCTCTTCGAAATTTAGCGTACCACGATACGCAATCCACACTGTCTTATTATTTTGCCATACGACACCAAATGTTGTAGTATTTCCGTCGGTAAGAGTCGATAAACGAGAAAGCCCTCGTGGATCCTCGATTATAGGATTATGAATAAGTTTCCCGTTATGCGAATCCACTTTATATATTCGTGCAATTAGGTCAGCACAATATCTCCCTACATTTTTGTCGTATGTTTTTAGGTTTTTAATCACTGGTATATCCAAATCAGCAATAGGGATCGGACAATATTTGCTCCCACAATGTAATTTATTTAAGACAGATTCCTTGAGTGCTCGCGCATACTGTATCGATCGTATTATAACCATCACAAATACCCATGTCTGGAATGTGATCCATATTGCAAGTAGAATACTAAGAAAAATTACAATCAGTATCAAAGCTGAACGTCTCATTTTTCTCTTAACACAACATAAATGAAGAGCGTTATTAATAGTATCAAATTACTCGAAACATTCCCAGCTGTCATATTTATAATTCTAGGGATGACGCTTCGCGACAATGCCAACCGTATGCCTCGTCTTACGAAGAAGAATCGTAAAGATCTGCGTATCGCTGGTATAGTCATCTATAGCATTGGATGGATAGGAATATTATTTAATTTTGGATTCAAAGACGAATTTGCACTTGGGTTTAGAAGTCCTAAGTGGTTTGGAATTGTCGGAACTATCGGTGCGTTTACCACAGGTACGCTCGCCGGAATATATGGTGAAGAAAAGAATTCTTGGACAGTTGCGATTCCAATATTCTACTCACTATCATGGGTTATGCTTGCTTTCGGCACATCTTACGGCAAAGGACTAGTCCCTATATGCATAAGTATGATTGGTGCATCATTAGTCATTGCAGGAGTTATGGTGTTAATCCCTTGGCAATCCGACAGGGGTATTGTAACAGGACCTGCAATGAGTTGTGTTGCTGGAGGTTGGGCTATGCTATCTATTGTTAATTCCATGCAATCGTAGCAACAGTACAAGAACCTCTTTTCTACCAATCTCTTTTCCTAGCAATAAGAAAATGGAGAAACTGACTATAGCCGAATTAAAGAAAATGGCTAAACATATTGGAATTCCAGGCTATTCAACGATGGTGAAACCAACACTTCTCGCCTATTTAAAATGTAAGAAAGATATGATTCTAAATCAGAAGACGGGGAAGTGCGTAAAGAGAAGCGGTAATATCGGTAGGAATATTCTACAACGTTCAAGGGTATCACAAGCAAGTAGGAAGAGTAGGAAGAGTAGGAAAAGTAGGAAAAGTAGGAAGAGTAGGAAGAGTAGGAAGAGTAGGAAGAGTAGGAAGAGTAGGAAGAGTAGGAAGAGTAGGAAGAGTAGGAAAAGTAGGAAAAGTAGGAAAAGTAGGAAGAGTAGGAAGAGTAGGAAGAGTAGGAAGAGTAGGAAGAGTAGGAAGAGTAGGAAGAGTAGGAAGAGTAGTAGGATAAAGAGTAAGAAGAGTAGGAAGAGGCCTAGAAAAACTATTTCTTATGGTTATTGGAAGAGGTCAGGTCAGGTGGTATATCCTGTCTTTTCTCCCGTAGAAATGACACAAGATAGTGATGGCAGCACCTGGATGGCATATATCACTATGCTGTATCTGGCCTATAGACACAATACGGATTGTGTCATAATACCTGATATACCACGATCATATAAACTTAAAAAAATAGATATATCAATGAGGTGGATACAGACAACTGCACGTTCTCGGGAAGGTTATATAAGCGTCCCAAAATCCTTTTGGGAGAAGATGAGGAATTGTTTGAAGCGGAAGCCGAGATTTATCACGTTTCCTTTCGGATTCAATTGTGCAGAGGGAAGTCGCCACGCGAATTACATGATCTACGATACAAAACAGAGAAGTCTTGAGAGGTTTGATCCACGCGGAAAATATACGTCTGGAGATTGTTATGATGGAGATGTTGACTTTGAGATCCTGGATCTTTTCCGAAAAAATATGGGTGAAAAGTTCGTTACAGTGTACTATCCTCCAAATTCGTTTGTGAATGAGACGTGTTGGCAATTTTTCGAATATCTTGACAAACTGAAACTTGGAAATGTAACGACCGGAGGTTTTTGTTCATCATGGTCCGCATTCTATGCTGATGCAAGGATGTCAAACCCCGACCTTGACAGAAATCATCTTGGTCGAGAAATTTACCGCGTTCTTCGAACAGATCCAATGGCGTTACCTGCCTTTATTAGATCGTACACGGCATTCCTAGAGAAAGTGCAGCGTGAATATGATAGGACAGGGTCCATGGCAACAACATTCGCGAATGTTGCTTCGAAATGTATCGGGAACAAATGACCTAAGATATTGTTTAGTGAGAAGTATTTTGAGGATCTGGCTAATCGCTTTAAAGATTCTTACGTTGACAAAATATATACTAATTATGCCACTATTACATCTTCCAGAGGATACTCTTGAACTTGTTACAAGTTTTCTTAACAATAACATGTTAAACAATTTTGGCAAGACTTGTAAAGTCTTTCATGAGCTTCTTCAAGAATGCACAACACGCCGATCAATATGCAAACAACCTCTCGGACATTGTATTGAATGCAATAAGCATAGCTTCAATATGTCTCTTATCCACTGTACTATTCTGACAGAAGAAAGTAATACAATCATATGTCTACAATTATGCTCCAAAGAATGCAGGATGTCTTACCTTAACCACCTTCCAGACTGCTTTTGTGCAAGTTTCTATGTAAGTAGACATGTAAGTATTCTAATATAGTATCTAATAGCATATATAAACTTGTTTGCTTATATATTCTCATATATTCTCATATAATCTCATTTAATCGAGTTCATCATCTCCGGAAGAACTAACGAACTCGCCGGCATCACGAGCAGCCTGTAGTTGCTTCTCGATTTGTTCTTCAATAGTACCCTCACCTCCTAACATTCCTGATAGATTATCGTTACCACCCATACCTCCTAACATAGGTCCAAATGCACTAAGAAGAGCCCCAATATTAGGACCTTCAGTCGAGTTACTTCCCTGCAAATTATTCATTATGCTACTTACTATATTCATTGCCTGTTCTCCTCCTTCCTCGTTTCCGGTCTCTGCAGTCATTTTCTTTGTGAATTTTTGGATGCTACTCATAATTGTATTAAAATCCAACGAACCGTCCTTCATTTTATTATTCACTCCCGTAATAAGCTCAGGTAGGATACCTGACTGAAGGAGTGAACTGACTACCTCCATTGGCTCTGGATTTCCGTCCATTTTCACGTGCCCTTCAAGTTTCGTTACGATATCTGAAATAAAATCTTCCTCTTCCTCATTTGTATGTTCGCGAAGTACATCCCCCGCTCCTCCTTCTGGATCGACACGAGCAGAAATCACGAGAAGGTGACTCATAATAGCATTCTTAACACCTTGATCGGTATCTTTATCTTTCAGAATTGCGTCCAAGTTTATGTAAAACCTATCAGAATATGTTATTTTATATGACGTGAACTTGCCGAAATCCCTGCAAGTTAACCCTTCGCGATTTTGGATGCAGAAAGTTCTGAATGCATCAACATGTTTCCTAATCACAGTATCGTGTACAAGCTTTTGTCCATTACTTGTTGATTTGTATGCTGGAGAGGTCTGACTAATCAGACGTGCATATCGCTTTAGAGAGGGATGTTTCCTGGAAAACTCCTCATCAAGGTCGCTTATAAAGTTGGAAATCGCATTAAATATCACTACAAGTGCATCATCAGACATTTATGCCAGACCGGTAAGCATTTAAATAGCAATATCCGCAAATTGATTATTATCAAAGAGTCATCAACAAGAGTCATAGGATGAAACTTTTTAAGTGTGTCTACTGTCTAAAATCATTCACATCATCAGTCTTACGGCGAACTCATATGAAATGTGACAAAATCTGCCGGAAATATAGGTATACTCTCTTCTACTGCCGTAGATGTGGATACAATACCAGAGGTATACATAACTTGGAAGCACATCTAGAGATGTGTCCTGTCCCGGAAGTAAACGCTGATGAGGATCCAATAAACGATCTGTATCGATCAATTGCCGAACAAGCTTACGGAAATATTTTTAATGAAGATATTGACGCTCAGCAAATAAATAACGGAGAGGAAGGAGAGGAAGGGGAGGAAGATGAGGAAGGGGAGGAAGATGAGGAAGATGAGGAAGGGGAAGAAGGGGAGGAAGATGAGGAAGGGGAAGAAGGGGAGGAAAAGGGAGAGACAAAGATAAGAGGGAAGGAGCGAGGGAGAGCGCGGAGGACAGTTCGAGTTCAATGCCTAAATACGACTAGCAGTGTTGAAGATATTGATGAACTACGAGCGTGTCTCCGTTTGGAGCGGTATAAGAACCAAATTTACAGAGATATAATTGCAAATAATACCCAGATTAAGATTAGTGATGTAATACAGGAGGAAAAGGACGGTATACATGTATATCCAATAGTAGAAGGGGAAGTTGTTGTGGTGAATCATGAACCGAAACCAAGACGAGAGTGTTTCCGGAGAGACAAAAATGCGGTTGAAGATAAGAGTGAAGAGGAGAGATTGAGAATCATCCAAGAGGTTGAAGGGAAGCGAAAAGAGAAAATACAAATCAGTGACCTTGAATCATCACAACAAGTGTTTAAGGAATGCTTTGAAGCTATAGCAAAAAATATAAATGCGACTGCATCATTCAAACGGCTTTATCAGCAACGTGCAAAGATACTTAGTGTTATTCCTATTGAGAAATACGTAGAAATCCTTCAAGATCATGTTACGCAACTCCATAGTCTCTGTTCGGGCAGTGGCTTATCTGAAAAACAGAAGAATACAAGGATAGCCAGGGGTCTGAGCGCATTGGATATGAGATTTCTTCGTTACCCAGCCTACACTACTACATCGATATCAGTCCAGGAAATAGGACGCATAAGAGATGCAATGTGTTTATCCGTCCAACATCCTCAAGAGTTTACAGTCTTTGACCCGTCATTTGTTTTCAAACACGTTTGTACTTATGCTTCGGTACTATTTCCTATTATTACAATTTTGTCACAGGCTCTTTGCAATCCTTATGGATTCCACTCGCTTGTGTACGTCTCTGTAAAAGATGACGATCCATTTTCTTTCTATGCGTGTAACAATATAAATGGTGAGAAAAGGCACTGGAAACTCGAGTGTAGATTAGAGGGAATTGCCACCATGTTCGCGGACAACATTTTACCGTTCCTTATTGATACTTTCCGTAGCATCTATTTCGATATTTATGATGACAACGAATATAGGAAGAATTATGACAAGATTAATCATATTGCCCAGCATGATTGTAAACAGTTACTTACAAATATCACCTTACTTGCGAGAGTAAATAAATTTCGACAGGCCCTATGTGTGATGCTAGTTGAAAAAGCCCGTATTAACCCAACACATAATGATGGATTTAACCTTCGAGCAGATGATGCTGTCTGCAAACGACGAATTGCCCAGCAGTCTGACTCAACAGACGATGTGATTGAGGTGATCAAACTAATTTTCGATAACATAACGGCTGAAGAGGCAGTTGACTTCTACCGGGAACAGTGTACGGGTATTAACTAAATGGAATCATATTAGGATGTTAAAGAATATATGTTAAAGGGAATGTTGATTTAAATAAATGTCTAACCGTACCTCCGATCGCGACTTACCAGTCCTACCGCGAGATACGCTGAAAAGGCCTAGGTCAGGTCTTAATAAGAGAAGCTATGGGAGTTTATCCAGATGCAATGAAGACATGGACAATGATGATGATTCTGAGGATGATATGAATGATATGAATGATATACATGTTATTAAATCCCTTCGAAACGTCCGGAGAGAGTTGATGAAGAGCGAACCGGATCTTGTTAAATATTTGAAAACGCCAATGAGACTCGAAGATCAAGCCAAACTTGTCCAGCTTTTTGAAATTTACAAGTTTTGTGAACCAAACACAAGAGATTGGCTCGAGGTAAGAGATCAACTTAATAAAGCATACCGAGACGCTATTATCGGGTATCAACAATATTCTTGCTACAGTAATGCTGAACACAAAGAGATGGAACAAAATATTGCTAAGTTCTCGTGCAAGGACTCTCATCTCGCGCTCAAATACGAAATACTCGACCTTGAGACATGCGATGAAACTAAAGCAACTATCTATAACCGGTTCGAGGAATTCACTGCAATGTCAACTCATCACGAAGAATATGGAAAGATGAAGAATTGGTTGAATTGGGCAACTGCTATTCCACACAATAAACTTAAAATACTCAAGTACAAAAACCTGACTCTTTTCCTCCAACAAACACGTGCCATGCTTGACGCCGATCTCTACGGTATGGAGAAAGTAAAAGAACAGCTTCTTCTGTTCCTTAATGCAAAACTACTAAATCCGAAAATGCAAAAGTGCCATCTTGCACTTGTTGGTAAACCTGGTGTTGGTAAGACAGCTATTACAAGCTTACTAGCAAAGATACTAGATTTCCCTCTTGAAAGAATCCAACTTGGAGGAGCATCGCGCGCAGATTTCTTTAAAGGTCATGCATACACGTATGTGGGAGCAGCGCCGGGTATTATCGTGAGGACTCTGAAACGACTAGGTTGCAAGAATGGAATTATTGCCTTTGATGAATACAACCGAATAGCGAACGACCCAGAAATGGCAGCTGCACTTCTACATATCACTGATTTCTCGCAGAATCAAGCATGGGAGGATGACTTCCTTGCATTCCCAATGGATCTCTCTCATCTTTGGTTTATATATACCATGAATGCTCTCCCAGATGATCCAGCACTCAAAGACCGCCTCTACACGATTGAAGTTCCAGGTTATACTAAGGATGAGAAGAGAGAAATCACTGAGAACTACTTGCTTCGCAAAGCTTGCGCGAATGCGGGACTTAAGGAAAACAATATCCGCTTCGGCACCAATGTAAGTACATTTCTTGTTGCGGAATTATCAAACGATGACGAGACAGGTGTACGCCCTCTGGAACAAGCAATTAGTGATATGGTATCAAAAATCCTCTTTCTTGTCGAGCATCAAAACAGCAAAGGCATAGTAGAAGGTATACCTGTGTCATTCAATCCAGGAAAGAAACTCTCCTATCCTGTCACTATCACGAAAGACCTTGCGAAGAAGCTTCTTAAAATATCATAAATATGAATTTTGAAATGTAGTTTACAGAACATAAATAATGGAAAGTAATGATACACTGACGATAATATTATCATTTCTGCCAAAAGAAGACGGATGGATAATACAGGCCGTAAATCGTAACTGGCATGCATCAACAATTTACGGATTTAGCGTTGATAGTATGCTATCAAGTATTGAGAGAGCTAAGTTGGCTGTAGCATGGGGATGGTCTGGCTGTATGTGTACTCACGCGATTCTTCATGGAAAGTTAGATATCTTAATATGGGCAGAGAGAAGATTTGTATGCCCTTATAACGCAGTTTATATAGCTGCTAAAGAAGGGCATCTAAATATACTAATATGGTTACGATCACGCAGATATTCGTGGGGCAATCATCTACTCATTACACCCAATTCTGCTATTTGCGAGTGGGCGAAATTAGACGGATGCGATTTTTATGGTGGGTTTAATATAATGGCCGACGGACGGAGGGAGAATTACCTGCATTTTTACTATCACATATCACCCCCCCGTCCTGTTATCAAACAGTCGCAACAAGATCCAGAGCCTACTCGTAAGCGAGTCGCCAAGAAGTTGAAATATCCAGCGCGATATGAAATCACTCGTCCTGTAAATCGACCGCCGTTAGGTCGTCGGAATCATTTATCACGAGCATCTTCAAGCGCGAATCAACGGCGAAATATGAGATGATCATGTATAGGATAAGGAAATAATTAATAAGTATTGTTATGTATTTTACATAACAAATGAAAATCTACCTCTTACGCCTTCGATAGGATATTGATCCGTTATCTTGAATGCCTATTGATGGGCTAAACAATACAATAACAAAAATTACAATGAAAATAGACAAAAAGATTGCGACAATGATGAAAATAACCCAAAACCAAGCAGGATTACGTCGTTCATAACTCTTGAATGTGCGATTTTTGTGGTGTTTATGTTTGTGATGGTTATGATATCTATCGTCACTTCGGTTCCCATCATCATTCCTATTATCATTCTCATTATCACTCTCATTATCATTCCCATTATCACTCTCATTATCATTCC